CTGCGGTTGTAGATGTCCAGCGCCTTGTCGAGTGCGTTCTCGCGAACCAGCAGCTCGTGGGTGAACAGCGACGTTTCCACCGGGTCGATGGACCTCGGGCTTTTCGTGAGCTGGTCCACCAGCACGGCACCGGCGTTCGGATCGCCGTCGAGGATCTCCATCGCGGCGTCCCACGCCTGCTCGTTACCGAGGCGGGCCTGATCCGCTCGCGGTGGCATCCCCCGGCGAGCACGCATCTGATCGGTCATCACGTTGGCCGTGCCGACCGCACCTTCCGGGATCTCCGCAGCAGGTGCCGCAGGTGCCGCAGGTGCCGCAGGTGCCGCGGGCGGCGGCGGGGTCGCGGTTGCTGCCGGTGCGGGTGCGGGTGCGGGTGCAGGCGCAGGCGCAGGTGCAGGTGCAGGTGCGGGTGCAGGCGCAGGCGCAGGTGCAGGTGCAGGTGCAGGTGCAGCACGCTGCATGTTCCGAGTCACCAGCTTGTCCATCACCGCCCGGACTTCGGGACTGATGTCGATGTCGATCGGCGAGCCCGCGATGCGGCCGTAGATGTCGCCGAGCCACTTGGCGAACTTATCGAAAGCCGCTTGAAGCGCAGCCACGGGGGCCTTGCCGTCAGCGAGGTAGCGTTCCCAACCCCGCGCCCACTTCTCTTCAGCTTCGACGGACCACTTTCCATCCTTGGCACCGGCCCACTGCTCCACTGTCTGGATGTCCTCCTCCGTGATGCCCTCGACCGGCGCGTCGCGGTTGAGGAGTTGGCGACGGATCAAGTGGGCAAACTCGTGTGCTGCGGTGGACACGTCCGGGCTTTGCAGACCCCGGATGAGCGTGCGGCCATCCTGAAGGAACTCGATGGAACCCTTGTTTCCTTGTCGGTCTTGGAACAGAACCCCCGGCCCATTCTGAAGTCCGCGAGGACGCGGCTGCATCGCCGGGTTTCGGACGAAAACTCGGGAGCCGACCATGATGGCTTCCTCCCCTCCGGTAACCGCTTGCTTGGATCGGACATCCACGAAGAAACTGGACCGAATCGGATTGTAAGCCACTTCGGTCCACACCAACGGATCACCGATGTTTGCGGGAAGCTCGGTGATCGGAGAATTGTTTCCTTTGACGGTGGCCAGAGGGAATTTCCCTGCGCCTTGGGCGATCTCGATAGCCTCTCCTTTACCTGAGATGGCGCGGGTCATCATTCTCGGGTTCGTCACCCGGGCCACTCCCACATACGAGATCGGTTCACCGACCCGCTTTGCCGAGTCAGGAACCGGCTCGTGGGCGGTGACCGCGTAGACCGTGTCCCCTGCCGCTGTGGACTTGTTGTAGGTGGGGATGTCGATTCGGAACTCTACCTCTTTCCCACTAGGAATCGGCGCGTTGACCTTGTTCCGTTTGTCAGAGGCGATGTAGGTTTTAATCTTTTCTTCCGATGGGATGGTCTCCCCGCCTTTGACTTGGAACGGGTCCAACTGATCTACCAGATCCGCGTATTCCCCAGCGGTGATTTGCCCGTTTGCCAGTCGGACAGCGGCTACCGCCAATACTGGACTTCTGGCGGTAACCTTGTTGGACGACGCTTTCTCGAAGGCTTTGGTTTCCTCAGGCGTTGCCGGAGTGTAGTTGGCTTCACCCTGGAACAAGATGCTCGGACTCTCCGGGTTGAACCGCTCGCTCAAGGGAATCACCGAACCGTCGGGACGGCGGGTGACGGGGTCGGCGGACTTGATCTGTTCAGGATAGAGAGCGATGTAAGCGGTTCGACCATCTCGACCCCATCCGGCTTCGGATTCAAAAGCGATTGAGTAAACCACGCTGTCGTATCCAGCAGCCTCCAAGGCGTCGCGAACACGTCGTCCAACTTTCAGAGCTGTCGCACGCGGCTTCTGCTCCCATTGTTGGAAGACTTTGTCGTAGTCGAATCCTGCGAACTCCAAAAGCTCCCGCTCAGTGACGGGGCGGTTTGCTTCTTTTGCATCCCTGAAAGCCTCATACGCGGCTTTGGCCTCGGCTTTTGCTGCTTTCAGTTCTGCTGGGATTTCCGGTTGAGGCCCCAGCAGATCTTTGATGTCTCCCGATTTCTTGTAGGCAGCCAAGTTCGCCTCCAACTCCTCCTTGGTTGGGTAGGGCTTCGACTGAGAGAACTTCTGGTCTTCGACCTTTTCACGGGCGTAAGCCTCTTCTGACGCTTTCTCCAACTCTGATAGAAGATCCGTCGCTTCACCCTGACCTACCCGAAGAGGGTTTTTCAGACGGAGTTTCAGGTCCATCACTCGACCGTTTTTCGCGTCGTAGAGTTCCTGAGCAAACTTCTCAGCGACTCCGCGCTGCTTCGAGAAATGGGAGCCAATGAATGCGTTCGGGTCGGCGGTCTTCCCGCCCCGCAGACTTCTCTCAGTCTCGAACTCGGTGAACTCCGGGGCATCGGTGCCGTGGAAAGCCTCCACGTCATACCCCGCAGCCCGCGCAGCTTCGTCCACCATCTGCTGCGCCTTGGTCATGTCGCCCGCCTCGACAGCGGCAAGATACTCTGCGTCCCGTGCTGCCGCCTCTTGCGACAAGGCCCCGACCCCAGGGCTTCCGCCTCGAGTCATCACGACATTGGACACGTCCAGCCCAGACGCTTGGATCAGCACATCAACCGCTTCGGCCTGCTCTGGAGTGACTCCCAGGGTCTCGACCATTGCGTCCTTCGAGTAGGGTGCCGGTGCAGCGGGCTCCGCCTCGTTGTAGAACTCGGGGTTCTCCTGCGCGACGCGGAACGCCTCGACCTCGGCAGGGTCCACGCCAGCCAGCGAGCCTGGGGTTGCCGTGACGCTCTCGGCGAAGAAGTCCTCGGTGACCTTAGTGCCAGAGAGCAGGCCATCACCTTGCAGAACGAACTCGTTGGTGATCTTGGTATCACCTGCGGTAACATCGGCTTTGGTCGCGGTGTAATCGACGCCGCCGATCGTGAAGCGGTCGCCGTCGCGGACCTCCGCCAGATCGACGACCTGGGTGTCTTCGGAAGCGGCAAGCTCCAGTTGCGCCTCGGCGAACGCGAGAGATGCGTCTTCCTCCTGCTGGAGCTGCTTCTCGTAGTAGGTGTCGTAGTCCTCTTGAGAAACGACTTTTCCATCCGAGAGATCCTTGATGGCTTGAACTATGTCGGAGGCACTGAACCGCAGCGTGTCGATCATTGACCCCGTCGCCATACCTTTATCGGCGTATTTGACGTTCAGCGATTCAACGACATCCTCGATAGTCCGTGCAGTCGGGTTGCGAGTGAAAATGCGGGTTTGAACCATAGTCGAGAGTCGGTTTTCGACCAACCCCTCGTAATCTACCGGCATCTTTTCTTTCGCGTCTCTGAAAGACGAGATGCTGCGAATTGGCCGTTCCAAGAGCTGCGCACCGATCTCGGTCTGCCGGAACTTCTCGATGACGGGGATCTCCTCGGCGGCTTTCTGGCCTTTATAGTAGAGCGCCTCCAGCACATCCTTAACATCCTGCGGCTGCGCGTCGAACAGTGCCCGCTCACGATCCGTGTCCGCTTCTTTCCGGCGTGGTGCCAGCCGCAGCATGACCCTGATGGAGTCCTTGTCCATCGGTCCAGTGTAGCCGCGCCCCTTCATCCACTTGGTCATCGCTGTGGTGACCGCCGGTGTCTCCAGTTTCGTGATCTCCTTGATGCGCCGCTCGTGCTTGTCCAACACCTTTGCGGCAGCCCGCTCCCGGTTTCGCTTGAGCCGCTCGTTGTTCCGGTCGATGCGGGCCTGATTGACCTTGGCCCTGGCGGCCTCGATGTCCGCACGCATCCCGAGCAGACGGCCCGCAGCCCGCCCGACCCGGTTGGCCTTCTCCTTCAGCTCCGTGACCTGGGCTTTGAACCGAGGCGACTCCGTGTTGACCGGCTGAGTCTCGGGATCGCGCTCGCGCAGCTCCTCGAACACCTCGGCCATTCGAGGCTCCTGCTCGCGGAAGGTCTCCGCCGGGGGCTCCGCTACTTCTTGCGCACCTTGACCTTGCCGCTGTGCAGCTCCTTCTTCAGCTTGGACTGCTGGGCTTGCGACAGCGGGCTGCCCTTCGACAGGAGGTAGCCCACCTGCTTCTTCGACTTGGTTTTGTTCTTCATTAATTGTTGGGGTTGGTTCCAACCGGTTGCGAGGGACACGGGCCAAACCGCCGAATCCCGGAACATCTACTTGGTAGGTTCCATCGGGATTGACCCCGACAACCTTGGCTGGAAGACGGTCGCCGTTCTCCGCTTCGTAGGTTACTTCGGCAGCGGGTTCGAGGGGGGCTTGGGGGGAGACTGAAGGGGTTGCGGGTGCAGGTGCCGCCGGTGTAGGTGCCTGTTGAGCATTGTCGCGGGCGGCACGGATTCGCTGCAACCCAACGGCTGGGGTTTCAGCCGGGTCGTCGGGGTTCTCCATGCGCTGCCCGTTCCAATTCCACCCAGCATCGAGAAGCTGCTCAACGGCGGTTCCCACCCCGGATTGATCGAACACGCCTAACGCATCAATCCGCGAATCTCCCGTGGCGAGCTTGCCCGCTTTTTGAGCAGCTTGAACCGTTTCTTCTGTGAGTGTCGGTTGAATCGGACTGCCGTCGGGGTTATGGGTGAATCCATACTGGTCGTCCCACGCCTGACGTGCGTTTCGCCCTTCCCGGCCACCTTCTTGTGGTGGACGTGGCGGAGCATCCTCGGTCGCCTTTGGTGGCAGCACCTTGGAGGGGGTTTTGCTTCTAGGAGTCGGTGCCGCATCCGGGGGTGCCGCCAGCTCCGGGGCGCGGTTCCTGAGATCGGCCTGCCGCTCCTCGGGGGAGAGCGCCGGGTTCGGCGGCAGGAGACCCCGGCGATTCATCTCGCGGTCTACTTCGGCATCGCTTCGCACCAGCACGGGCTGGGCGGCTCCGACAGGTTGCACTCCGGGCACCGCGGCGGGGGCTCCAGTTGGTCCTTGAGCAGGAGCCACAGGCTGCGTGCCTCCCGGCGCGACAGGTGTAGGTGCTCCTGCAACAGGTGCTCCGCCGTCTTGCGGGGCGTTGGGCGGGGCTTGCCCGGCAGGTGGAAGATTTGCCGCGCCTGACTGAGCTGCTTGGCGTCGTAGCCGCGATTCGGTTGCTTGGGTTCTGAGACGCTCACCGAGGGGTGTGCCGACCCCGCCTTCGCGGCGAACGGCTTCGGCAAGGTTGAGGGTTGCTCGCAGTTTGATTTCATCGGTGGATTGTTCGTATGTCGGACTCTCATCCAAAGTTGCCCGGACGTTGCGGATGTCCTGGATCGCACCGAGTCCGACCACCGGACCTGACACGGCCAGCGTCACCTTTGCGGTGTCGATCATCTGCTTCTTGAAATCGTCCACCGTCATCGTCGGGTCGATCTTCGCCTGCACGCTCACGGCATCGAGCGCGGCAATCATGCCTTCCTCGAACTGCTCGGCGGTGACGCCTTTTGCAAGAGAGCCGCCGAATGCTTTCCACGCGCTGGCCGAGCTGTCACGGATCGCTTGCCTCGCGGCGGCCCCGGTGAACTTGCCCGCCACGTCTTCGAGACCCCCCGCGCCTGCTCCGCTGAAAACCATGGTGACCCCGGCCTCGATCAGACCGCTGCGAAGCGCGAGATCGAAAGCGCGATCCTCGGACATGCCGGAGTCGATTGCGCTCTCGTAGGTGGCCGCAGCGGTTTTGGCTCCCGCGAATCCAGCCACCGGCGACACTGCGATCGCACCGTTGGCGAACGTCGCCAGACGGGCTCCGGTCTTGCCCATCGACGCAATCTTGGCAACCGAGAACGGAGTCCCGGCACCAGCGGTCATCATCCCGATGCCGACCGCCTCCGCGACGCTGTAAGCACCGCTTCCGTAGGCCGCTGCGTCGGTGCCGAAGATCTCCGTTTTCGACTTGTTGAACTGCGAGGAGAGCTGGTTCACCAGCTCGATCTTCTTACGCATTTGGTTCACCGCCGTCGGTTCCTTTTCGGGGTCGAAAGTTGGATCGAAACCGGCTGCAAGATTGACCATCAGGTCGCCGGTAGCCAACCCAGCAGCAGCAAAACCGCCGCCGAACTGTTCAGTGCGCGAGTCGTTCAGAGTCTTGACAACAGCTTGGAAGTTCGCGGCTTCCTCCTGCGGGGTCTTGCCGGGTTCAGCGATCCCCAGCTCCGTGGCCAACGCGGGAGACCCTTCCCGGACCCGCTTGAGCGTGGAGGCTTGGAACGCCTCGATCTTCTTCGGGAGATCCTTGACCAAGCCCTGCTTGACCGACCAGGGGAGGTTGGAGTTGTTGATGGCGGCAGTGGCGGCTTCCGGCCCACCGGCGATTACCTCGTCCTTGATGTGAGGCGTGCCGAACGCATCGCGACTTACCGGCTCAGGTTGCAGATTGAGCTGGTGCTTGACGACATCATCCACTTCCCACGGCTCTAAGTTGAAGTCGTTGGCCATCTGGTTGCGCAGCGACTCGTACGCCGCCTTGCTCCCGGACACCGCGTTCTGCTCGCCGCCGGGCAGTAGGTCCGAGGTTCTGGCGTCGAGCCGTGGGCTACCGAACAAACCGCCGCGGGCTGCCGTCTCTTTCAGCGCATCCCATGCGGGGGCCATCTGCTCGGAGACCTTGGGGTCAAACAAACTGCGGGTTTTGTCCAGCCGGGCGAGCTGGTCTTTCCGCTCTGCCTGCCGGGTAGTATACGCGCTTGCCGCAGTGGCTTGGTCGATCTTGCCGAGACGCTGCCCCTCGCGCAACGCGAGCATGAACTTGGCGTCCTCCGCACGGTTGTCGAGGAACCGGCGTTCCACCGGAGCAGCACTGTCCAACTTGGATTTCGTGTCGAGGTAATCCAACGCGATCTCGCGCTGCTTGACCGCATACTCCTCGTCGTCCGGGTTTTCCGTCTGGTAGTCGGACCAGTAGCGATCAGTGATCTCCCGCTGTTTGGCGGGTTCGAGGGCCTTGAACTCGTCGCGCCGAGCGACATCGGTGAAAGCTGGCAGCGGCATGAGTCGCAACCTACAGACCCTTTAGTTGCTTGTCCAGCCAGTCCTGATTGCCCGATGCTGGTGCCGATGCTGGTGCCGGTGCCGGTGCCTTCGTCGGTGCCGTTGGTGTAGGTGCCGTTGGTGCCGCCGACGTGCCGCCCATGCCGGTTTTGCGAGCGTCACTCCACGCCTTTCGACGCTTCTTTTTGACGTTCTCGGGGATGCTCGCGATTTCGGTTTTGATCTCCTCGGCCGTCTTGGCGACCCACTTGTATTTCTCCCACTTTGCCGGAGTCACCATCTTCGCGAGGTAGTCGTCCGCTGTGGGAGAGTCGAGAGCTGCCTGAAGCTCAACTGCCGGACGGTTGGCGTCCGATGCCTGTGCTTGCGCCAACGCCGTATCCCGCGCTTCTTTCGGCATCGACGGAGAGACGTAGGAACCCGCCGTGGGGAAGGTTACAGTATCTGCGTTGACCATCAGCTCGAAGTTCACCAAGGCCTCCTTGCGAGATTGCTCCGCCGCCTCGGCGGCCTTCTTCTCCGCAGCTTCCTGCTGCTGGAGCGTCCGGTCCTCCTTGAAGAGGTCGAGCCGCTCGCGGGATGTGCGCTGGGACTCGGTCAGGCCCTCGGTGCCGATACCCAACCGGCGAAGCTCGCCCCGGAGTCGAGCAGCTTCCCCTGTTGCGGCGGTGAACTCTGGAGCGTTGCCGACCCGCTGGGCCGCTACAGCTCGGGTCTCGGCTTGCGCCAGACGCTCTTCGATCGACCCAGCCGCAGCCGGTGCGGCCGGTGTGGGAGTGGTGCCGGTCATCGGAGCGGGCAAAGGGCTACCGGGAGCCGCTGGGGCTACGAGGGAGAACATGGACTCGGGCGACATGCGGGACGGCGCGGCCGCAGCCCCGGTGGCCGACGGCTGGGCGAGGATGTCGCGGCTGAACTGCTCGTCCTGACGACGCTTCTCCATCGCCAGATCGGTTTCTTCCCGTTTGAGATTATAGTCTCGGTTGGACTCGTTCACGTTGAACAGGTCCATCGCCATCTGGCGCTGCTCCTGCCGCGCCTGATCGGCGTTCACGTCGGCGAACTGCCGGTCGGACTCCAAGACCCCTCGGGCGAAGGTGCGGTCGGTGTTGGCCTGCTGCATGGCCACCTCGCCCCGGCGCTGCATCAAGTCCTCCATCCGCTTGCGCTCGCCGAGGAAGTCGCGCTCCTGGGCGAACTGATTATTGGCAGTGTCGCGCCCCACCTGGATCACGTTGTTGAGCGCGGACGCGAGCGCGTTTTGCCCGCCCTGGAGGAACTGGGCGATGCCGCTGCCTTGAGCTTGGAACAGTGAGATCGGGGTGAGGGCCATGATTATTCTCCGGTGATGAGTCTGCGAGCTGCTGCGTCGGCCTTATTAAACCGATTCTGAAGCCCTTGGCGAAACTTTTTCCTCGACGACCGGCCCTTGTCCACTTCCTCCCACTCGTAGGATTGCCGAGCCGCGCTGAACTTATCCAGTGCCGCCGGGTCTTTTGACAGGGTGCCGATCAACTCGCCGTAGTCCTTCGCTTCAGAACCCGTGGCTCGCTGAAGAACTCGGCGGAGACCTCCTTCGCCCCGGTGGTGGACCGTGTCGGCAAGCTGGAGTTGAAGCCCTGCGTTGTCGGTGAAGCGGGTGAACGGAGCTGACCGGCGGCGGTAGAAGTCCTTGGCCTCGGCCTCGGCTTGGTCAGTCTGGCCAGACTCCACCAGCGCTTTGAGACGGGCGGCTTCCTTCGGTTGGAACCGGGCGGTGATCCCGGCCACCTCGAACGATCCGCCGCCGTCACCTGATGGAGGAGTGTAGACCTGCAAGCGACCCTTGGCATCCCGCCGGGCTTCGGACTGAAAGATGAAGTCCTCCGGGCTGCTCGGCGCAGATCCCAGCGGGGCGTCGTAGATTCCCATGTCCGGGTATTCACCGGGGACGCTGGAGCGAGCCGCACCGGGTGCCGGGGAGTTGGACTGCTTCGGCATCGAGAACAGGTCAGCCCCACGCTCGGGATCGAACAGGCTCTTCGGAGTGAAGCCCCCCGGCTCAGAGGATTCTTCCGGGGCTTCGCGTTCCATCGCCTGCGAGCGGGCGACCACCGATCCGTTGAAAATCTCCGCGACCGGAACCCCGGAGAAATCCATGATTCGTCCGGGGTCCGGGGAAAAGATTTCGATGGGTCGGATCACTTCGCGTAGTTGATGTCAGGACGTTCGGACGCCGACCGACCGCCGATGACGCCGGGTTGATTGTAGCCGCCCTGTTGGCTAGGCGGACCATAGTAATTGACATTCGCCGCTGCACCAATCGGGTCACCGATCGCCTGCGCGACGGACTTGACCATCGGCTCCAAGATCGCCGCGTAGTTGGGGACGAAGGTGTTGACCAAGGTCGCCTTGTTCGCTTGGAACTGGAGGCGGGTGATGACCTTCTGGATCTTCGTCTGAAGCTCGGCCATCAGGTGCGGTGCCTTCTGCGCCTGCTGGTTGTAGAGGTTCTGGAGGCTGTTCTGGATGAGCTGCGCCTGGGTGAGCGCGAGCGCAATGCGCTGGGCGGGCGTCTGCACCATGTCGCGGATGTCGCCGAGGCGGGACAGCGGCGAGACCGACTGCGAGATGAACGAGTGGTGCCCGCGAAGCTCCTCGCGGCCAGCCGCCTGCGACCGCAACTTGGAAAGCCCGAGGTCACGCGCCGTTGTGCGGCGGGTCGCCCCGATGCGTCCGGTGAGTGCTGCCAGCTCCGCGTTGTCGGTGAGGATCTCGACCACGTCGCCGACCGGCAGCTTGCCGCGCAGCAGGTCGCTGATCTGCACCGACGCGAGATCCATGCTGACGAGGAACCGGGGGTCGAACGTGATGGCACGGACGACCGAACTCTGCTCGTGATAGCGGCTCAGGGACGAGGCGTATACATCCGCCCGAGGCATGGTCGCGACGTTGCACTCGATGGTCGCACGCTGGATGCAGCAGGCATCGATCGGGACATACTCGGCGGCCTGCGGCACGTCCGGGTAGGCGTCGTCGAAGAGAGGGATCAGGGCGTCGATGCCGTTGATGTATTGGCTGACCGCTGCGTCGAGGAAAGACCGCTGCTGGCCGACGATGCTGTCGTAGTCGGACTTCTGCTTCTCCATGAGCAGGATGTTCGCGGCGGCTTGAATCCCCGGCACGAGGAGAGCCTGCGCCCAGGAGAACACGTTGGACCCGGCGTAAATTGTGGCGGCGGCGGCAGCATCGTAACTTCCCATGACTTTAGTTCTTGAGGTGTTTAACGTAGACGACTTCCTGCCGCTCGAAACCGAGGCTGCGCCAGAACGGGCCAATCCCACGGCTGCCGCGGTATTCCCACGACGAGGCGATGATGGCGTCCCGGCGATGAACCTCGCAGTATTTCTCGATGACGTTCTTGAACGCGGCGGCGGTTTCCGGCTTCAACCGGTCCTCCTCTAGCGAGTAGACGAAGTTGACGTAGATCAACTCCTCCTTCGTGGCGAGGCCCGGATAGCGTCCGAAGATGATGACCTGCCGTGGCGACTCGACGTTGTCCACGTAGGCATCCATCGTCTGCGTGATGTAGCCCTGCGCCAGCCGCTCAAGGCAGTGCTCGACGGTCGTCCGCTCGGCGCACGAGGACTCGCCGATGAACGCCCGGATGAGGGGCGCGATCGCGGTCAGCTTGGACTGGGGGAGAGGGATCATCGGTAGCCGGGAAGGTGCTTGGTGCGGCGGGGCAGCGGACGGCCCTTGTAGGGCGTGTTGTCCTGAATGGCGTGCCCGCGGTGCCGGGAGACCAGACCGTTGAGGTAGTTGGCCATCTCGGTCTTGTGATACGCCGCGGTGCGGATTTCAGCCGCCTCCGTGGTGTTCTCGCCATATTTGAAGAAGCGGGCGGCGGACTCGATCACGAGCTGGTCGCCGACCTCGACGATGTCGGAGTCGAAGTAGACCGGCTTGAAGCGGCGGGTGCCCTGGATCTTGACCGCGCCGGACGGGCAGGTGCTTGCGATCTTGAACCGGCGGTAGCTCGGCACCGTCTCGTCGGGAGCGTAGATCGACAGCTCGTAGCCGTCCTGCTGGGCCAGCGTGACCGAGCCGATGCGGCCGATCGGCAGCGCGACGCTGCGGATCTCGCGGACCCGCTCCTCGACGGTTACCCAGCCACCGGCTGCCAGCTCGAAGTCGAGCTTGCGGAGCTTCCAGTCGCCGTCGATGACCTCGATGACGACGTGCTTGCCAGCGTCTTCTTCCCGCTCGCACCACACCTTGAGGGCGCAGATGCTGTTCGGGTCACGCTCGGTGGAGAACTGCTCGGCCATCTCGATCACCTCGACCCTGGGGCCGACGGTTCCGAGACCCATCATCGCCTCGCGCCAGCGGGAGCGGATCTTGAGCGCGTCGCCGGACGACCACACGGCTTCGACCGCTGCGACATCCGCCGGGAGCGTGAAGCCTTGGTAGGTGTCCGGGTCCGAGCAGGTGCCGGTGGCGCACCGCTCGCGGAACTCCGAGATGCAGATGCAGTGGAAGACATTGCCGAAGAGCTTGAAGTCCTCGTAGCTGTTGAACAGCAGGTTCCGATACTTGTTGAGGTAGCTGACCACCTCCGGGCGGTCTTCCGGCCAGCGCAAGCCTTTCGCCGCGGCGAGAATCGGCCCTGCGCGGTCAACGGTGGTTGGGTCCAGTCCGATGCTCATGTCCAGGAAGTGCCGTTGAAGGTTTTCATCGCACCGACCGGAGACCCGTAGGCGTCGGTCGGCTGCCACCGTTTCGAGGTATCGAAAGGAGCGGTGGCACCAAAGTAGACCAGCTCGACGCCGGGGTCGAGCTTGACCGTGAAGCTGCGGGCCAGGTCAATGAGCTGCTCCGCCGTGAAGTGGTTCAGGGCGGGCGCGTTCTGCTTCAAGCGGAGCTGGAGTTCCATCGGTCGGCGGCGGGTGAGGAGTTGATCTCGAAAAAGTCTCGTTCCGGCGCTCCGATCACCGAGCACTGGTGCCTTCCAGACTTGACAGTTCCGGGGCTGAAATCAAGGTCAATCACCCGGATCTCGGCAGCACCGAGTCCCTCGACCCGGACTTGGAACCATGTCGCCTCGCGGCAAGCGGCAGGCGGCTGACCAAGTGGTTCGGATACGAGGTAGCTTTGGCCCATCGCCTTGACCTTGTCGCAGGGAGCGAACTCCTTCCAGACCTTCCACGCGGTGTTGAGGTCGGTACGGATCAGCACCCGCACCCGCTGCGACGACTCGCTGAACACGCCCTCAAGGCGACCCTCGCGAACCGTCTTGAGCGTGGCCAGCCCGTCGAAAGCGAACCGGCCGGTTTCAAAGGACCACTCGATCGGCAGATGGACGCCGTCCCGAAAGTCTTTCAACGCATCGCGATTGATCGATGCAAAGTAGAGTTTCCCGGCCCGGTCGGACACCACCGCGCCGAAGCTGCCCGGCATCGGAACCACCGTTACGTCGCCGAGCCAGTGGGCTCCTGCGATGCCATTGTCGAAAGTCCAGAGACCCTCCCACACCGGCGACGGCGTCCGGTCTTCGGTGAACGTGGTCGCCTGGTTCCAGACCACCATGCCGCGACCGGCGGCGGTAGCCGTGACCTCGCTGGCAACGAGCCCGGTGGTCGCCATCATGCGGCTTCCTTCGAGCCAGTGACCGGCGGCGGCTCCGCGCAGCAGGACCGGCAGATCCTTCTCCAGAATCGGGTCCACATCCTGCGAGATCCGGTTGGTCTGCTCGGTGTTGAAGCTGCCCTCGCCGATCGTGGTTTTGAGGAAGTGCAGACCGAAGGCAGACCGGAAGAAGTGGTCGCGGGTCAGCACGGCGACCGCGTAGCGGCCGGTGGCACTCACCCGGTTGAGGAGATGGTTGACGAGCCGCTTGGTGTCCCAGCCCTTCTGGATGATGGCACCCTTGCCATCGATCCGCGTTTCTCGCGGCGACTCGAAGGTGTTGAAAGACACCACGCCGTTCTCGTAGTAGGCGATCAGATCACCCTCGCCGTTGGCCGTGCTCATGGTCGGCAGGACCGCCATCGCGGTGATGCGCCCGAGACGGCTGGGGGCCGAGAGCGGGTCGCTGTGCGCCAGGGTGCATTGTTCCTCCATGAGCAGCACGTCCTCGGTGCTGGCGTGCCCGCGCTTGTGGATCATGTCCCCGACGTAGATCAGGCGACCGACCTGCTGATGAACCCGCCCGTGGGCGTAGATGCCCAGCCCCGCGCCGTTGGCGAGCCAGTTGGAGAACTTCGCGGAGTCGAAGGTGTCGTGCGTGGACTCCACCACGACCTGCGCTTCATCTCCGCCGCCGATTTCAAAGTTGTCGCTCATGGATGAACTTTTCAAACCTAGCGTTTTCCGCTGGATTCAAAAGCTCAAAAACCCGGTCACCATACCAGAGTGTCTCGTTGCGGCCCCGCAGACTCTCGACCCAGTGGTAGAACTTGTGCCCTAACCACATCTCAGCGTGCATCCGAACCCACGGGTTCCCCGCGATCTCCGGGCCTCCATTGTTCCGGTGAACCCACGGCGGAGTCAGCGAGGCAACCCAGTCGCATCGAGCCATCCAGAAGTTCCCGCAAAAATGAGGTATCGAAGGATTGTCCATCCAACTGAGTCCGACCATGTCGTGAATCGCGAGCTTTTCAAGGTTCTCGCGCCACGGGCGGATGACGGTTTCCTCCATCAAAATCCGCCATGCAATCTTCCCGGTGTCGCCGGGGTTGCTGACGCCTTTCGTGTGGCAGTAGAGGACCGCAGCGCCGGGGTTCTCCGACGCCCAGCCGTGAAGGGCTTGCAGGGTGGGCGTCTCGTAGTCGCGCAGGTCGCTTCCGGCGTGAACGGCATCCGGGCACCGAGCGAGGACATCGAAGTAGTTTTCAACCGACCCGAGAACGTAGCAGCGCGGCTCCAGACCGCACTCGTCGAAAAGAGCCATCTGGTCCGCGAACACCTGCCGCCAGTTGCCCATGCACGCGACGTGGTAGAAGACCTTGAGTTCCGTCGGCGGAGTCGGGTTTGCCTTCCGCAGCCGCATCCGCTCCTCCTGCGCGTAGCCGGAGTGGTAGTCCACCAGCATCGGCGACGGCGCGGCGACGGCGCGGCCCCAGGGCGGCTTGACCCCTGCGTAGAAGACGCCAGGTGCGCTGCCGTCGTGATCGTCGCCGAGGTAGATCGGACGGTAGTCCGCAAACATGCACCCGAGATCCTCCGGGCTGTAGCGCCAGTGGTCGGACGGGTAGCCGTGGAGCGGGAACCCCGGCGACCGGGTCGTCATCAACAGGAGCCCACCCGGCTTCAAGACCTGCCGCATCTGATCGACTACGGCAGACCAGTTCGCAACGTGCTCCATCAGCTCGGTGCTGATGACGATGTCGAACGCCTCGGGACCAAAGGCTTCGACCAGTCGATCGGCGCTGGCGACTCGGTCCACGAAACGGTCCTGCGGCTCGATGTCCACGCCGAGGTAGCTGGCGGGCTTCAGATCCTCGACCAAGTCCCGGACGCTGCCGTTGACGTTGTAGGAGCCCACTTCGAGCACGGATCTCCCGGCGACCCGATCATGGGTTAGGATTCGTTTGGCAAAATCAAGAACGCTCTGGTGCATATTATTTCCCCCATCCTTTGTCCGGCCACCACACGTCGTGGGCATTCTCGCCGCCGCTGATGCTGGATTTCCCTGAAGACTGACCGCAGACCCAAGGATCAATCGCGAGAATCCGGTGCTGCCGCCACTCGTGCAGCCGCCCGAGCTGGTGGTCGATGTGCAGCGGCTCTTTCGACTCGATGTAGTCCGGGGCGTGCATGATGTGCTGCTGGAACTGCGCCATGAACTGGTCGCTCACTGCGAAGGCGTGGGTCCGGTTCACGTTCCGGCAGCGCACGACGCCCCTACAGAAAGGCCACGGCGGGCCGGACTCCCGGAACAAAAATTGACCGCCGAGGTAGAGCATGTCCCACTGGACGCCGTCGAGCCGCAGCATGGTCGAGGGCAGTCGATCGGCGAAGTCCTCCGAGAACACGGCGTCGTCCTCGAAGACGACGTAGCTGGGGAGATCGTCGAGCAGCGCGTCCTGGGCGATCCGAAGATGCGACATCAGGCAGCCCCAAGCCCCGTTGCCCGCCCGCCACCACGCCGGGTGCGGGCACTTGTCGCCCTCGATGGCGCGGACGCGCTCGAACCCGGTGATGCCCGCGGCGGCAGCGCGTTCCTGAAACGCGACCCAGCGATCCGGCCGGTTGTCGAGATTGATTACGTAGGCGCGTCCGAAGTGGTGTCGAAGATCAATCATCAGCGGCAGAAATCTGGTCGATTAACCGATAATCGTCCAGATAATTGACCGATCAATTATGCCAGAGGGAATGTCCCGCTCTTGCTTCCGCACGAAGTGACCACGGTGAATGTCGTCCCGCGAAGGTCGGTCCCGGTAGCTTCGAGTTCAATCGCGATGCTGTTGCCCGACAGCAGGAAGATCGGGTATGGCGTGTCGGGAGCCAGAGTCGCGATGCCGGTGATGTTCGTGATCTCCAGCGAGGTAGCACCCGTGTTCGAGACCGTGACGATCATCACGTCGTCGGTGCCGCCGTAGATCGCGTCGAGGATCTCGAACGCACACGCAGAGCTGCTGCTCGACGAGGACGATGAGCTGCCGCCGCCGGTGCTGGTTGACGAGCTGCTGCTCGACGAGGACGCGGACGATGAACTGCTGGAGCTGCTGCTGCTGGAGCTGCTGGAGCTGCTCGACGAGGACGAAGAGCTGCTGCTCGACGAGGACGAAGAGCTGCTGCTCGACGAGGACGAAGAGCTGCTGCTCGACGAGGACGAAGAGCTGCTGCTCGACGAGGACGAAGAGCTGCTTCCGCCCCCACCTCCGCCTCCCGACGAGGTGCTGCCTGATGCAGACCCGCCGCCGTCAGTCCCCATCGGGGGCCGGGCAGTGTCGGGGAAACTGCCGCTGCAACTTGGGGCGCTGTTGCCGCCGGGGTCGTAGCAGGTGAAGGTGTCGCAGCAGGCGTTCTGAGCCTCGGGCGGGGTGAAGACGTATTCGACCTTCGGCGGCTCGGGGTCGTCCCAATACTGGTCGTCTGCCAGTCCCGGACTTGCGACCATGCAGGCGTCGCCAGTCCACCAGTAGGTGCCCGCGGCCGTATTCTGCGCGATGAGGTAGTTCTCCGCCTGGTAGAGATTCACTTCGCCCCGGCAACGCAGTTCCGCGCCTTCGCAGGTGATCTCCTGCGGGGTGCAGCCGAACTCGGCCCCCGTGGTATCGATGGCAAAGATGCGTCCGGCGGCGGCGACCGCCAGCGCGGAAAGCGAGGGGCCGAACGACTCCGCCGAGATCCCGTAGGACGGCGCGTAGGCACACGCACCTTGGAACTGACCGGAGACTCCCAGATCGTGATAGAAAAGCCCCGGACGGGTCTTCACCACGCCCTCGTCGAACACCATGTTGACTGCCGAATGCAGTCTCTGGTTGGTCAGCCCCAGCGGGTTGGACCTCATGTCCACCCCGCGGGTTCCGACGGTCAGGATGTTGACGGTGGGCATGAGGATCAGGCGTCTTCGACCCAGTGCGGCCCGTCGGCGGCGGTCCACTTCAGTGTCCAAGTGTCGTTGCCGGTCGGGAATGGCAGGAAGCTGGCGACCGAGGATACCGCGGCAACCGGGTCACACCCTGGGCAATCGCAGCTCGAAGGCACGGTCGGCACCTGTTCGACAACGATCATCCCGGAACCGGTCAGCGTCTTGAAGTTGCGGATCTCGGCACCGGTGCCGGAAACGGCGATCGACTCGATGCCGATCAGCTCCAGAGAAGCCGCTCGTTCAAGGTGGCCACGTTTGGCGAAAGAGCGATCCACTTCAGCGCGAACCTCCCATTGCTCCAGCTCGGCGTTCCACACTTGGCTGGAGTCTTCCTCGCCGCCCTTGATGCCGTGCAGGTTGCCCTTGTCGTCGGCGATGACGGCGTGCTGGAACGGAAGCGGGGCACCGAGTGCCGGACGGGCATTGATCCCGGCGGGCTTCCACCACTGGTGCCAGAGCGTCGCGATCTTGATCGGGACCGAGGCCACGATGAACGCGTTGCCATCGACGATCTTGATGAACCCGGAGCCCGCCAGCTTGGCGAGCTTCGCGCCGATGCGGCCGAGGAGCGTGACACCCTCGCCGTTCCGATCGTTGATCGGGTCGGTGAAGCCGTTGGGGAGCGTGTAGCCGCAGCTCGCCGACGACCGCAGCGCGTTGCTGTCCGCGCAGCGGGACACCGGGCTGCCGGTGACGCTCGCCGGGGTCGTGCCGAGGCACTCGTCCGTCGCGCAAAGCGTGGTGTCCGCGCAGGCTTGCGACAGCGCGGAGAGGGTCGGCAGCTCCGGGTTTACCGGAGCCACCGCTGCGGGCGTGGTGCAGTTGCAGCTCATGAGGTATGAAGATTAGAAGCGAATCCAACTACCAGGACCGGCGATGCTGACGCACTGATAACCGTAGGTGGTGTTTGCCGCGAGACCAAGCGGAGTGCTTGGTTCAATTATCGCTCCGTTTCCGATGGTAATCGCCGTCACAGTCTGAGTCGAAACCACGCGAACGATCTGACCAACCCGGCTGTTCGCAGCGGTCGGGAGGTTGAACGTCCCGCTTGCCAGCGGCCCGGCCGGAGTCAGGTAGTGGGTCTGGTCGGTGTAACGAGCTGCCGTGATGGTGAAGCCCGTGGTCGGTGTAGCAGCAACAATGACCGGGAAGAGAGCCAGCGTTCCGTCGGCGTTCGGCGGATTCACCGTTCGACTCGCATTGAGCGTTGCGCTGGCTTCGATCGAGAAGGTTTCCGCAGTAACGGCATCCGCAAGAACATACCGGAAGGTTGCCGCGATTTCACCCACTGAATCGAACTTCACCACCAACCCAGCGTCAGGAGCGCCGAAACCCCCTGTTGAAGCGTCCAGCACCGCAGCCGACAATGTCGCCGCAGGGCGGAACTTCCACGTCAGGTTGTTGATGCTACCGTCCGGGTTGGTCGCGCCGTAGTTGTCGGGGCGGATCGTGGTCGGCGAACTCTCGACATCGGTGCCCGCGATCAGCTCCATGAGGTAGGCGCGACCGGAGACATCGACGATCTCGAAGCGACCGAGGTCATGGGTCGTAGTGACCGTGAGGCCGTCGAGCTTGGTGACTCCGCCGCCGGTGAGCCCCGTGATTGCCGGGTCGTGCCGAATCGAGTTCAGGACGGTCGTGATCTCGCGCCAGGTGCTGGGCGAGGTGTCGATGGCTTCCCAGACGCGGGGACCGAACTGGGCGTGTTGACCGACCCGTTGGGCGACGGTTCCGGCCGCGGTAGCGATACCGGTTTGCGTGGCGGTGCTGGTGCCGTCGGGAGTGACCCCGGTGGCCGTGCCGTTGGCGATGGCCAGGTTCAGCGTGCCGTCGTTGGCCGCTTCGACGAGCCGGGTCAGCGCGAAGTCCGCACCGATATTGTCCGCCTCGAACCGGGCCGCGACGGCTGCGTTGCCCGAGAGCGCGGCAACCGCCTTGGCAGCAACTGCCGAAGGGATGTCCCCGGCGTCCACGTTGAATGAGATGGCCAGAGGTGAGCCAGTCAGGCCCGCATTGGTGACCGTGAGGGTCATCGAGCCGCCGGTGGCAACCGTGCCAATGACCGTCTGGGTCGTGATCTGCTTGCGCCCAGCGGTGCCATTGGATGGCGCTGCGGCGAGTTCGATCACATCCCAGGTGTCCAAGTCGTCCTGAACCTCGTCGATGTTGGTTTGCAGCGCGGTGTCGGCTGCGGTGCGGGCCGCGATCTCGTCGTCGAGCGCGTCGCGAAGCACCTCGCAGCAGGCGATGGCCGAAACATCGGTCACGTCGCACACGTTGAGCACGGTGGCCGCGCCATCGAGGTCGTCGGCTTCATACTCGAAGGTGTAGGAGGTGCCTTCCACCACGCATCCGCCGGACACGAGGTTGACCCGAGTGATCGGGTTCTGCGCAATCCCATCCACGAACTCGGGGAACGCGGGGTTTGCGACTTGATTGAGGAAAAGCCGGACCTCGTCACCGGCCGCGATCTCCGCGCCTCCCGGTGAAACGAAAAGGGCTCCGGCGACTTGGAAATTGCGAAGTGTTTTCTTGGCCACGGCTTTGAAAGGGGAAGGGGGCGGGGTCGCTTGGACCCCGCCCCGGTTGATGGTTCAGACCATCCGATTAGGACAGGTCGCTGACTCGGACGGTAGCCACCTGGCAGGTGCCGAGGGTGTCCCCGACCGCAGCACTGATGGTCACCGTGAAGGTGTCCGCAGTCCCGGAGACGGCTTCCGCGAAGGTCGCAAGGACCGGAACGGTGATGTTCTTCGGAGCGTCGTCCCCGGCTTCCCAGGTGAGCGTCCCCGAAGTTGCGGTGTAGTCCGCCCCAGCGGTGGCAGTGCCGTTTGCAGTGGCGTAGGCCACGGAAGCCGCCGCGCTGGTGTCGCCGGTGCGGGTGACCCGCAGGACGATGCTGTAGGCGTCGCCGAGGAACACCGAGTCGATGTTGCCGCAGGGCTCCAGATTGAGGACTGCGGAGGTCGAGCTAGGCTCGACGCACTCGCCCTCATCGCCGGGAACCTTGCCGCACTGGGCGCACTCGGCGGTCTGGCAACCGGTGTCGTCGTGGCAAGCATCGAAACGCTCTGGGTTGGCCGGAGTGTTCGGACCCGCAGCGTAGTTGCGAGGAGCGACTTCAATGGCGTAGCCAGCGCGGCGACCGTGACGGTAGGCGATGAAGCCGGAGAACTCCGGGTAGATCGACTTGAACCGGAACTCGTGGCGAGCGACGAGCTTGAACTTGTCGTTGAAGTCGTTGCAACCGAGGTGAGCACCGTCGATGACCTTGACCTGGTAGTTCACGCCTTCGTTGGCAGTGCCTACCGGCTTGAGCGGCTTCATCAAGCCGTAACGCTTGAAGGAGCGCGGGTCGATGTGCGGCATGAGGGTGCACATGTCGTAGCTCACGCCATCAACGGTGATCTCGTCCTGACGATACTGGTGGTTCACACCGGTCACGATGCCACCTTCCTCGTCCTGCTTGTTGATCCAGGGGTAGACCCGGACGAAGTTGTAGACGGGGTTGCCGGACGCGATGGCGGTCTGCACGAAGTAACCGCGGATCGGCTCATCGGTGAAGTAGCATCGGATGCCACCGTAATCGGCGAACTGGCGTCCGCGCATCACACTTTCTTCGTCCTTGAAGACTTCGGTGTTGTAGGTGGTGCCGGTGGGGTTGCGGGCGATCTGGTCGGCTTTGACCGCGTCCAACCAGTCATCCGTCGGCATTTCGACTTCCAGTTTCCAAGCTTCGCCGACTTCCATGCCGCGGCCCTTCATTTCGGCCTTGATGTGATCCTTGTAGTCCTGGAGGAAGTGGATCGAGATGCGCTTGGTAGGAGGAGCCTGCCAGCCACCGGTGGTGACGTTGAACTGGTTGGAACCGAGCACCGAGGCGTTCGACTCCGACTTCTGGATGACGAGGTTCAGCAGGTTGTCGCTGAAGTTGTCCAAGCCCCACATGGAGAACTGGTTCTTAAACCCAGTGAAGAAACCAGTGATGTGCTCCTTGCCGAGGCCGTCGAGTTCGCGGGCGCACTTGATCGGGGTGGTGAGATCAAGGCCGTAATCAACGGTGCCGCGGCGGCGGAAGCCCTGGGCGAAGTCGATCTCGCACTGCCCGTGGCAGGCGTTGTCGGCGATGTCGTTGATCTGGGCGCTGAAGAGACCGGACGCACCGTTTTCCTTGCGACCACTCATCTCACCGGCGACCAAGGACCCACGAGGGCTCCCCTGCGCCGTGTAAGTAAGTTCGTTGTATGCACGGGAAGCCTGGCGGGCCTCACCGTAGATGATGGTGTCGTTGTTGTCGTGGCGATCGACGACCCCACCGTCGGGGATCATGCGGAGGGCCATGCGATCGGATTTCACGATCTTTTCACGGACGATGTCCGTCACGATGTCGGCCTCTTCGTGGAGGGCGGCTTTGATTTTGTCAGGATTGCAGGTGCTCATAGAGGTGTGTTGCTGATGCTGGAACGAAGGACACGAATGTCCGGCTTCCCCAAACGATCAGCGAGCCACCAAAGATCCACTCTGCTTGGTCCTGCAATGGCGGGGCACCACGTCCGCCGGTAGGTTGCTGCAAGAATTGAGAGCTGCGGGTTGGGAAACCCGCTAGGCTGCGAAGATGCAGCCACAAAGCGGGTTTCCCGTCAAGCCCGTTTACGTATCGTCGTATCTGTCGCCGAACAGCTCGGTGAGAACCGAGTTCCTGCGAGCGCCCGCCACAGCAGGCTTTTTGTCGGGAGCGGGGGTCGGTTTGGGAGACCGAACCCGGCGCATGGCGTCGAACTCGTCTTCGTCGGCCTTGTTCTCCTGTTCGTATTTCGCCAGTTTCTTGACGACATCGGCAAAGACAGCCCGAGTTGCCAGTCCTTGAACCAGCAGGGGGAGTAGCTTTCTGCGCTTCTCTGCCACGAGCTTCTGGCGATCGGCGTAGAATGTCTTCAGATCGGTACCATTGGCTTTGAGCTTGTCGGCTTCTTCCGGCGTCAGCGCCCTGGGGCCGAGGATGACTTCCAGCACGTCGGCCTTGGCTTTTTCCACCCGGCGGCGGGCTTCCGGCGTTTCCTTGACCATGCGGGCCACGACCGACGAAACGCTGTGCGGGTCGGCGGCGATCACATCATCCGGGAGATCCCCGATGGCATCGAGAACCGGCTGGAACTCGGCCACGGCGGTTTGATATTCGCGGGTGCCGACGGCGAGCTGTCCGGTTTTCGATCGCGACTTCAGCCCTTCAGCCAGTTCGATCGCCTTGCGGGTTTCCGGCACGGCCCGCTCGATGACCGCCAGAGCCTTGTCGGCGATGATGTCGGCTTTGGCTTGCTCGGTGTAATCGAGATCCTCGTAATCGTCCTCGAAACCGCCGACTTCCTTGATGATCTGCTTGCGGAGTCCTGCGATGGCGGCGTCAAACTCCTCCCCTTCGAGCGGGTCGGCGTCCATGAAGCTGTTGATGTAGACCCCGAAATTGTCGCGGAAAACCTTCGGATCGCGGACGCCGAGCATCGCGGCTCCGCGCTTCACGTCGTTGAGGACCTTGTCGCGCAGAGTCTTGACCTCGGGGAAGTCCCTGGGATCGACCTGCACCGACTCGATCTCCTCGCGGCGTGTCTTCTCGGCATCCAGATCCGCCTTGAGCCGATCGATCTCCAGTTCGTATTCGGTGATCTTGGCTTCGGCGAGCTTGGCGCGGCGGCCATTCTCCTTGGCCATCTTGCGAGCGACGGTCTCGTTCTCCGGTTCCGGCTCGGCATCGGCTTCCGCGGGCTTCTTGACCACCGGGGCCTCGTAGTCCTCCTCGGAGTCGTCATCTTGGACCGGGGGGTCCTGCACCGGCGGCGGGGCGTCGTCACCCGGCTCGTCCTGCACCGGCGGCGGGGCGTCGTCACCCGGCTCGTCGCCGAACAAGGCGCTTATGTTCTTCTCGTGACGGGCTTCGTGCCCAGGTTCGATATTTTCGATGGGTGGCATTTCAGGTGGTGGTTGGAGACTTGGCAGACTGCTCGGACTTCATCACGGCGCGACCCTTCGTGGTGAAAAGGAAGAACGCATCCCGGACAAGCTGGAGAGCCAGCAAGGTCGGGCCGCAGTTATCGCGGTTCTCCGGCGTGACGTGATCCAACTGGATCTGCGCCAAAACCAGGTCGATCTCCGGGGCGACGGCGTCGAGCTTCTTGCAGAGGCTCGCATCGCCAACGAGTTGTGAAACCCCAGCGGTGATGGGGAGTGCCGGTCGGCGTGTTAATTGCATCATTGTTGCGCTGATTGTCCAGAGACAGCCTGCGTTTCGATCCGCTTGTTGTCAAGCTGGAGCCTCTGGGACTCCCCGACCTCGCGGGCGTATTGACTGCGCTGCGAGAGCTTATTCCGCGCCTCACGGCTCGCCCAGAGACGCTGGGTGTCCTCGATCTTGAGCCCCAGAGCCTGCGCCTTGAGCTGGAGATCCGCGGTCTTGAGTTCGATCTCGGCCTGCTCCCGAGCCGTGAGCTGGCCTTGCTCGGAACCCAACCGCTCCTCGACCTCCTGCACGACCGACTGCGCGGACGCCACGATGTTCTGGTAATCCTTGAGGAACGACTTGGCCTCCGGGTTGGTCAGCGGGTTGCTCATCAGAACCTGAAGATGCTCGCCGGTGTGCTCGGCCAGACCGGCAAACTGGAGCACGTCGAGCTTGTCCCACGGCCGCATCTGGGCCATCGCGACCATCGCCTGCATGTCGACCAAATGGACCGGGATGTGATCCTGGTGGATGTCGTCGGGCGCGATCGGGATCGTCTGACCGAGGGCGGCACGGCGCTCGATCGTGGAATACTCGTTTTCGGCGGTGATCTTCTGGGCGTTGAGGATCGCCTGTGGCACCTTGACCAGATACTCGGCAAGGTCCGGGTCTTGAGTCCGCAGCGCGGTGGCCTGCTGAACCACCAATGGCCGGGTGGCCGGAGCGTAGTTCATGATGTTGTTCATGAGCCAATCCGCCGTCTCGACCCGCTGCTGGGAGTCGCCGTTCCCGATCACCCGTTTGGCCCGGACCCGGATGTATTGGAACCGGTTGTGCTCGCGTTTCGCGAGTTCCTTGTAGGGGATGTCGTAGCGATCGAGGTAGGCACGGACCCACATCGTCTCGTGATAGCCTTCGGTGCCGGGCTTCACATCGCCCGCCAGCAGCCGCCAAACCAGCGTCTCCAAGATGGACTCCATGTGGTTGTAGCTCTCTGCCAGCCGGTTCCCGATAAGCTGCGAGGAGTTTTCCTGCCGCTCAAGAGCCTGCTGCCGCAGCTCGCCACCGCGGCCGGAGTTCGCCACCGAAGACGATGCGAGGCCAGCAGCGTTCTGCCGAAGCAGCGAAAACGGGGTCATCAAACCTTGGGAGTTGCCCTTGAACTCCATCTCGGACACGCCTGCGGGGGCATACATGTCCTCGACGATGTTCCAGCGGGCCACGTCATCCGGGTTCGCGTCGCCGAGCTGGATTTTTGGCTTGGCCCGGATCTTGTCGCCTTCGAGGGTGAGATTGATGAGGTCCTCCAGCTCCAAGGCCGACGGGTAGATCAGCTCCGCGATGCCGCGGCAGGTGTCGAGGGTCTTCACGCCGCCGATCTCGGAGTCCACGAACACCATGTGGAGCCAGTCGGTCGCGCTCGGGTAGGCTTTCTCGACGTAGTCGATGATCCTGGCCGACGCCCTGCGCTTGTTGTCCTCGCGGTCACCTCGCTCGGTGGTCGCGGTGCCATCGATGCCATCGGTGAAAAGGGTGCGGCTGACATACTGGTTGCCGGACGGATCGTATTTGACCTCGAAGTAGTCCCATGCGGAGACCGTGGTGGACCGCTCGGACTTTCCATCGCGGACGGCTTCGGTCACCTCGAAACCGTGGGAACTCCCTTGGTCCTTGCGGTTGTCGCGGACCTGCTCCTCAAGAATCTCAATGAGGTGCTCGACGTTCTCCCGGACAATGTAGCGGCTCTGGCCCTCGCCGATCGCCGCCAGCATGTGCTTCAGATCGTGGATTGAAAGTTCCTTCGGGTCGAACGCGTAGGAGACGTGCTCGGCGTCGAGCGGGGTTGCCTTCGGGAAAAACATGTCGGCACGGATTTCCGGCAGCCAGCCGTAGCGCGGGTTGTTGGTCACCGGCGTCCCTCCGGCGATCGTGATCTCACCGCCGACTTTCCGCCAGAAATTCGCGAACTTGCCCTTGAAGTGGATGGCACCGCGGTTGATCGCCTCCGAGATCCGCAGACTCATCTGGTAGTCCTTCTCGGCATTGTCGGTGTCCACGATGATCTCGACGAGCCCGTTGGTCGTGGTCACCATCGAGGTGATCTGCGACTCGATCTGGAGCATGTCGCGATGGGACAGACCGAAGTTGGTGATCTCCGTGCGGCCAAGCTTTTCGGCCTCCTCGTCGGTCATCAACCGCTGCATGTTCGTGAACTTGCGGATGATGTCGAGCCGCTCGCGCCGGGTCTTCACGCCATCCCACGCATCGTCCTTGGCGCGGACCAGATCGTCCGCCGTCTCGAAGTATTCGGATTTGAATTTCATGTCCAGTGGTTCACGGTGGAGGCTTGTTCAAAGGTCAGTTCCGGCACGCCCTTCCGGGTGTTCGCCCCGTTCATCACCCGCCACAGCCAATCACGGGCTTCAACCTGGGTGTAGCGGGGGCGGTTGCGAAGATCGGCGATCGCGGCCCCGAAGTGAATGAAGCACTCCGCGCAGCCGGTCGAGGGGTTGAGATTCGGGTCGAGCCACTTCCGCAGCTCGGTGGCCAGCATGAGCAGGGTGCCGAACTCGTAGGTGTCCAGCGCCAGATACATCTGGAGCATCCCCCAGCCCTTGCGCCCCCAGACGGCGGGACCGACCTGAGGGCGGGCGCGGGTGGGCGCGTGCTCGGGCGGAACGGCGGAGCCGGAGGCGGCGGTCATCAGGTCGCTCAGGCGCACCACCTGATACTTCTCGGTGGCCCTGTTGATCCACTGGATGTTCAGGTTGAGCCACAGGTCCAGGTCCGAGAACACCAGTCCGTTGAGCTGAAGCAGCCGGACCACTTCGTCGTGGACCGCTTGCCCGCTCGGGCCGTCGGCCTCGATGTGCTGACCATTGACCAGCAGCGAGACCCGCCAGCCGCCGGTTGGCTTCCGCCCCGACGGGACGAGAGTTTTGCTGATCTGGTAGCGCACGCCATCGCGCCCGACGACGCTCGCCGCGGTCGCGCTGTAGACCATCGCGGCTGCTGGAGCCGCTGTCGCAGATTTGTTGCAGGTGTCGCAAGCCATGTCAGACGCGCTTCACTATCCTTTTTTTGCCCAGACCGCGAGACGTAATTTCGTCCCAGACACTGCGGCCCCCGTTGGCCGACTTCTGGCCGACGACGCTCTGCCGGAACCCGCGCTTCAGGGCGACGCCGGTCAGCCCCATGAGAACGTCCCGGTGGTCCGGCGAGACCTGCTGCCAGCGGGCCTTGTATTCGCGCTTGCCCTCCGCGACATACTTGCGGTTGACCGTCTGGTAAAGGGTTCGCGAGAGCTGCGTGGTGGCTGTCTCGATGAAGCTGCCGCCGCGGACCTGCCGGGTGAGGAACAGGTCGGCGGAAAGGAACGCCAGCTCAGTGCAGCGGTTCTTGCAGCACTCGTCGGAGGTCTTCTTGATGTTCTGGATCATGTGCCCCTCCGGCCCCTGGTTGTAGTCGAAGGCGAGGCAGTTGAACCCCATGATCTTGTTGATCGAGCTGACGATGTCCGGCCGCATCGAGAAGTCGTAGCCAAAGTTGGCAAACGGGACGTTGTTGGCAAGGCACAGCTCCCGGCACTGGATGGCGATCTGGTCCTCGTAACTGATCTCCGCGCCCGCGGTGTAGTCCGAGATGTCCATGCCGCAGGCTTTCATGCGATCCGGCCAATAGTTGTCGTCCCCAGGGAACCATGCCCCTTTGACCAGCTTCAGGGACCGGAAGTGCTCCTTGAACACGAAAAGCTCCTGAAGCTCCTGCTTGCCCTCGCCGTCGGTGACGTAGGCTTGCCCGATCTCGGCCCAGCCGAAGACCGCCTTGTCCCGGCCGCCGAACGCCGGGTCGCAGAATGCCACGCGGCCGGTGACCCGGACCATGCTGAAAAACGTGTCCTTGTGCCGGGAGGCACTCAGCTTGGCGCGGGACAGCACGGAGTTCGTTTCGTCGCCACGGACGGGGAACGAGCGGACCTGCGAGTAGTAGTCCGGCGACTGCACGCCGTAGTCGTCCCGCATCCGCTGAAGGTTCTCCATTTTGAAGAGCTTCGGGTAGATGGTCCGATTGGCCAGCACGTTCGGGCTCCGATGGCCGTCGAAACGCAGCGTGATTGAGGACTTGGAGCTGTGCCACCACACGTCGAACTCGATGTCCAGGTCGTCGAACGATGACGGGCCGCCGAACAGCCCGACCGGCTGGGTGAGTCGCCCGCCCATGTCCTCCTCGTCCTTGAAGTTCTGGGAGGTGATGGCGAAGAACTGGTCCTGCGAGACCAGGTTGTTGAGCATGGTCTCGAACGAAGGGTTCTCGATTTCGTTGACCTCGTCCACGAGCAGGAGCATGACCCCGCGGGTCACGTCCTTGCCGCGGCCCTTGGACCCTTTGAATTTGCCAACGTGCTTGACGTTTCGCAGGACGATCGTCCCGGCTTTCGGGAGACCCGGCACGAGGTCGAGCTGCCGGTTGGCGTATTTCTTTCCCCAGGGGAACAGCCACGTCGCGTCCTCGTAGCCCTTGCCGGTGTCGTTCGGGTGGTGCTCGCAGAGCTGATCCCACAGCTCCTCCACGTCGCCCCAGACCGTCGAATCGGCGGCGTTGTCGAACGGGTTGGCAACGAAGACCGCCGAGTATTCGGGGTCGATGATCATGATCGCGAACGCGATGCGGATCGCGCCTGCCGACTTGCCCGAGTTCTGGCTGCCGATCAGGTGCTCCAGCTTCTTGTTCCCGCCGCCGATGCCCATGCAAAACAGCATCACGGCGTCGGCCAAGGACGGCGTGATGTCGGTGTCCGGGAAAGACAGTTTGATAAGCGAGAGCATGTGCCGGAAGTAGGGCTTGCCCCACTTGCTCGACCCACCCCAGTTCGGCCGCTTGGCGTCGAACAGGATCTTCTTCTCGATGCCGATTCGGTGCTTCGCCAGCTCCTGCGGCGTCGCATCGATGGGCTCAGGCCCGCCGTATTCCGGCTCGTCGTAGTAGTCGTGGAAATCCAGCAGACGCATCGTGATGGCGTCCGCGTCCAACAAAGGGTCGGACCAGTTCAGGAGGTCGTGGTTGAGCACGACCCCGGCGAACGGGTCCGACCTTGGAGCTGCTTCGATCACGCCTTGGCGAGTTCGGCCATCTCGATGAGACGGGCGGCAGTGGTGCCGTGCAAGACGCGGCCGGGGCTTCCGGCACGGAGTTCGATCAAGTCCACCGTGACGGTGTCGCCTTTGACGATGAGGGTCACCAGATCCTTCGGACGGGGTTCTTCGAGAACCACGGTGCCGTTCTTGGAAGCGATCACTTCCAGCGCGGCGACAGTGCCGTCCGGGCGGCGGAGGCGGTAGGTGGCCGCAGACGGCGCAGCAGCGGCAGGCGGGGCGGCTTTCGCGACCTTCTTGGCGGCCTTCTTAGCCGGTGCGGCGGGCTCGGGTTCCGAGTCGCCGTAGATGTCCGGCCAGCGGGCCTTCAGCGCCTCGACGTAGGCGTCCACTTCCTCGACATCGTCGGGGTCAGCGCCAATCTGCTTGGCAACGTCGATCTGTTCGGGCGATCCGCCTTTGACGAGGTATTCGTGCAAGGCGACCAATTTGTCTTCTTCGATTTTCATGGTGTGGTTTGAGGTTTGCTGGCTCCGGGTTGCAATTCAACCATGGGACGGCGCACCCGACCCTGTCAGGCTTTACTACCTGCCCTGTAACTCCCCCGGAGCCAACGCAGGCACTCTGCCCTCAGGCGATCGGTCCTTCAAGGAGGATATACGGGAATGTCTTTTGCCCCGCCGCCTTCAGCTCCTTGGTCAGCAGCGCGTGGAAGGCGTCCCACTGCGCAGGAGGCACCGTCTGGCAGCCTTTGCTCGACGTGGTAGTCCTGCCGCCGCGGTGGATGTTGATCGCGATCCCGGGTTTCGGGTCGAGAATGCCGTCACGAGTGACCGGCAGCTCCTCGTTCTTGGTGGCGGGCCGGAACGCCGGGTAGCCTCCGTCGGGACGGGAGATGCCGTGGTTGCCGGGGCGGTAGAAATGGACGCCTGGGACGAGAGTCGCGACGCCCTCGCGGAAGACGGAAGGATCGGTGTTGCCGTTGAACGCGGCGAAGGTCTCGGGGCCGACGATGAAAAGGGCGTCGTCGTAGATGCCTCGGTCGTTCACCCCAACCTTACCCATCGTGTCGCGGTAGTAGCCACGGACACCGACGAGGTAGACGGCAGGAAGCTCCTTCGCGGCTTTCTTCGCAAGGCGTTCGATCAGGGTGCGTGATGCGCGTGGGGTCATGGGATAAAGGGAAAGGAGCGTGGCCGCTTTCGCAGCCACGCTCCCCGGTTGGCTCACTTTTTCTTGGCCATCTTCATGGCCATCTTCGTGGCCATCTTTTTGGCCACCTTCTTGGTTGCCATCTTTTTGCCGTATCCGGCCATCTTGCTGTTTTTCATAAGGAAGGAGTTCTCACCATTTTTCGCGGTTCGCCCAAAAAGCCGCGGACATCTTTCCCTTGGCGATGTTCCCGGCGTGGCGGGCCTTGAACGCCTTGTTCCGTTTGCTCCCGTCGGGCGAGCCGCTGACGCCCTGCTGGCCGAAGCGGATCGTCTTCACCTGGTCGCCGGACTTGGCCACGACGACGTGGCTTTTGGTCGGGTGGCTCGGGGTCTTCTTCGGCTTGTTGTAGCCGGAAACACCTGCGCGGGTGAGTCGGGAATCCTTTTTCACGGACTACTTCTGATTGAGGAGTTCGATTGCCTTGGTGGCTTGTGCAGCATCGATGTTGAACGACTTCGCGCCGTCCGGGGAGATGGACAGCGAGCAGCTCGAAAACGCGAGGACGAGCCAGCCGACAAAGCCGATCCATGTCAGGGTGATGGTCAGTTTCATGATGTCGGTGTGTTTGGAGATTACTTCTGCGGGTCAATGAAGGCCCTCCGGTGGGCCTCGTCGATGGTGTCCTGCATACTTTGAAGCTGCGAGGTGAAAGAGTCCATAGCCCTGATGTTGGCTTGGTAGGCAGCTAGGAGAAGTTGCTGGTCCTCCCGCTGGTGGGTGTAGACGACCGATGTGGCCCATCCGCAGACCACGGCAATGACGGCCCAAGGGCCAAGCTTGATCGTAATCCATGCGAAGATTCCGGGCCATGATTTCGGGAGATCCACATAGTTGGGACTGTCACGCTGGGCGGCGTCGTAGAGGTCGTCTTTGCTCACTGTTTCGGTTGATTGCGGGTGAAGTAAAGAAGGATGCCGATGGCGATGTCGGCAATGGCACCGCCCCATGCGGCGACGAGCAGGTCGGGCTGGAGCATCGTGGTGGCACTGGCATCGGTGGCATCGGCAAGTTCGGCGACGGTCAGGTTCCACGCGGGTCCGATGGACGCGCTGATGACCAGCAGGACGGCGAGGATGACGGCGTTGTCTTTCATGTCGGATTGGGTCAGAAGGCTATCGTCCAAAGGACGTAGGCGGCTAGAAAGGCGAGGGTGAGGATGGTTTTCATGATCATGGCTTTGGACTTACTTCCGTCCAATGGTGGTCAATCGTTACGTCCCCTAATGCGGTGCCAGTGACATAAAGTCGGTCGGGTACCGCAGCAGTGGCATCTTCGGAGTAAGTCTGGATTCGGTAGGGCGTATTTGAACCTGGAATAGACCACTCAAGAACGGTGACATACTTCCAACTGGCAGAATGTTTGAACTGGTAGAACTTGAGAACCGCTTGGACATTGTTGCCTGCCGCGATCAAAAAATCTCCTGAGTCGAAACGGGTCGCTCCGCCAGCGTCACGGATGATCCGAAGGCGTTTCGTGTTGGTGTTGGCTCCGAACCTGATAAGATAAGTCGTCACCGCCCACGATCCGTTTCCGAGTTGTTGTCCGGTGTAGCTTGCCAGCGTCGGCAGACTTGGAATGGTGTGAAGTGCCACATTGGCGGAAGGAGCAACGGATTCCAGCTTGGCCGTTGCTCTGTCCGAGATGCCCATCACAAAAGCCACCGCCGTAGGCGCGGGACAGAAGTATGGCGCGTAGCCGATATGCGGGTTGCCGACGATGCCGAGTGGGTCCGTTGATTGCGGGGCTTGACTCGCGTTGAAAGCGGTCACGCCGTTCATGATTCGCGGGCGTCCTGGAATGTTGGGATAAGCTCCACGGGCCTGAAGCTCGTGCAACAGCACCCCGTAAGGCCCACCTTCAAACGTCGGGCTTTCCTCAAGTGACGGAGCATTGACCGCGATGGTGTGGACGCACCAGTAATACTGGGTTGCAGCGTCTGGGGCTCCCCACTCGACGAAGAAGCCGGAAGTCTCGGTGCCGACCATGCGGGAGTAGCGGGAGTCGCGGTAGGTGCGGGTCCGTCCAGCAACCGTCATGCGGCAGAGGTCGGCAGCTCCGTCAATCTCGATGCGGATCGGGAACTTTTTGCCGATGAGCTGCGCGGCAAAAGCATCCGTCCCATCGTCGCCGTCGATGCTTGGCGCTTCGTTGAAGGGGCTGGCATTGACCGCTCCGGTTGAGCGGACCTGTCCGTGAAAGCACTGAGGGCTGTTGAGGAATCCTGCGAGACCGAGCGTGGAGTTCCATGCGGTCGCGTTGATCCCGAAGGTGATGTCGGGGGCTGTCGTGCCACTGCCGTTCCAACTGGCGTTCAGGCGAAGCTCGGCCCACACCGTGAGAGAAATACGCTGGTTCGGGGTGGCGACGTTCGCGCCGTAGTAGATCAGCGTTCCAGCGGCTGCTTCCAATGCTTCGCTTTGCACGGTCGGGTTCGGGTGCCGGAAAGTAAACGTCAACCCGGCGCTAGACGGTGGTGTGACGTTGGCACTTAAAACCGCCGTTGTGGTTGTGGACGATAATACGGTGGTGCCGCCTGGAATCCCCGTTCCGCTTACGACGGACCCGACAATCGGAGCAGTCCCGTTTGATGTGAAAGAGATATTGGCTGACCCCCCGGTTGTGGTACCTCCTGTCCGCGTTGACTCGTTGACGATATAGATGTTCTCACCGACTTCCGGGGTCGAGTCATTCGTGATCGCGGTGGTGTTGGCTAGCCGTCCGAAGCGGTTCAGGAAACCAATGGATGTGGACTGCGCTTCAAGCTCGGCCCGAAACGCCCCCGCGTCCGTGATGCCCGTGCCGTCGCCGGAGACGCCGCCGTGAACGAACCCCTTACCTTGGAGAAAACTCATGGTCGTTCAGTGTTGGAGTGCGATGCGGATGTTGGCCGTGGTCGCGGTCGTGATGCGGGCCTTGTAGCTCGGCACGCTGACCTCCTCACCCGGCGTGGAGATGACCTGGGTGGCCCCAAACGTCTTGGTGTTCGGGTCGAACCAAGCCAAAGCCAGCTCCGCGCTGGTCTGAATGAACACCGTTCTGCCCACAGGCATGTTCGGCACGTCCTTGGATGCGGTGACAAGTCCTTCGTCGATGAGCAGGCTCATGCCTGCTGTCTAGCCGATCGGGAGACCCGTGGCAACAGGAAAAGGCCGCGCCGAGGGGAAGCTCGGCGCGACCCCTAACCCAGTGAACGGGCAAGCAACTTACCAAGATGCTTGCGACCAACCATGACCGTCGCCTCGTCACCGACCTTCTCCCGAAGCTCCGCAACGGTCATCGACACCAGAACGGTGTCGCGTTTTCCGCCGCGCTTTTTAGGCTCCGGTTTCGGGATGTTGACTTTGAGGACGGCCATTGACGGCGTGATAATTGACCGATTATCTCACCGGTCAAGGAGAATCGCCCAGCCGGACAACGATCAGACCGGCGAACAGCGGGGTCAGATCCACCGACCCACCGTGACCGTGCCAGATGCCCATCTTGACGTGTCCGTCGGTCCCTGCAACACTGGCGACATCGATGATCGCCGTGCCGCCCATGAAGTGCCGGTCAGACGAAGTTCCGAGCTTGGTAGCCGCCTGCCCGGAAGCAACCACGGTGCTGTTGACTACCACCCCGCCATACACCTGGACGTTGTTGGTGCCCGCCGCGACGGTCATGGACCAGTCCACCTTGTAGCGGCCGGTGCGGGTGATCTCGACACGGTTGTTGACCTTGTTCGGGGTGCAGTCGTTGGACGCGTCATTGAACCCCTTGGCCGTGTTGAACGCGGTGACGACCTGCGCGGTCGTGCCGTTCGGAACCGTCTGAGCCGTGACGCCATCGTCCACCCCGATCCCGGCGTAGCTGGACGGGTGCGGGTCGAACGGTGAGGCGATGTGGGCCGCGATGTCGGCGGCGATCGGGTCGAGGGCGTCGAACGCCGCCTCGAAGGTGGTCGTCTGCACCGCGGTTGTCAGCATCGCGAGATAGGCATCGCTGAAGTCGTTCTTGGACAGCCCCTTGCCCGCGACCTTGTCTACCTTGCCGCTCAGGTCCACACCCGGCTGCCAGACGCCGTTGGTCGAGTCCCAGTGGTAGACCTTCAGGTCGGTGCCGAGGACCTGGACGTGGGCGTAGTCGCCCGCGTTGCCTGTGGGCACCGCCGCTTGGAGATTCGCCAGCGTCGTGTAAGACCCGCGGTAGGTCGCGGTGCCCAGGGCGTCGAGCTTGGCCTTCAGCGCCGTCGTGAAGTCCTGCTCGGACAAGCCCTTGCCTGCCACGGTGTTCTGCTTCCCGGCAAGCCCTGCCGTCAGCGCGGACGCGGTGGCCAGCGCCGAGAGCAGCACGTTCGAGTTCTTGAGCACGTTGCCCGTGGTGCCGTTGAACAGGGCAATGGCGTCCGCCGTGGCGCTGCCAGGACCTGTCATGGTGCCTGGCGTGCCCGCTGGCCCTGCTGGGCCTACGGGTCCGTTGTTGCGGACCACCGTTCGGGTGGCTCCACTGTTCTCGATGCGGATGGTGCGGGTGCTGCTCACGGCTCGGGCTCGGGTTCAGGCTCGGGTTCAGGCTCAGGCTCTGGCTCAGGCTCTGGCTCTGGCTCTGGCTCAGGCTCCGGTTCTGGTTCTGGTTCTGGTTCTGGCTCAGGCACCGGGATGTCTGCCACCACGAACGCGCCGCCGATGACCTCCAGCGTGCGGCCTTGATCAAGGAGCTTGTCGAGGACGCTGCGGGTGTCCACGCGCCCCAAGCTACCGTCTGCCGCGCCAGTGGCGATCTCGCTGACCATGGCGGCTTCGTTGAGCGCATCGCCGGTTTCTCCATGGCTGGAGAACTCGGCAAAACGCTGCTCCAGCGGCCTCGCGTTGAGCCACTCGTTGAGTTCTGGCGTCGGCAGGTCGAGCGCGTGGCCGGTGATCCTGTTCGCGAGGACGATGGCGTTGCGGAGGTGGGCGGCGAGAGCGCCAGCATCGGCGGCGATGCGGGCGGTGACGGATTCGGTAGGTGTGAGTAGGGACATGGGATTAGGTTAGGGATGACATGTAGGTTGAGACGCGAGCGTCGAGCAAAGCGAGGTTGAGGAACTCGCCAATGGAATAGAAGGAGATGCGTGCATTGGTTCGATCCGCAGTCACTGCCCCGAAAACCCCAATGTTCTGGTTTGCTGGGGTGACGGACGCACCCGATACGGAAGCAATGGAGCCATAGTTCATGCGTTGGTAATTTGGCAAATCCAACAGAGATCTCGCAACCCCGACTCCCCCTGTGCTCAGAGTTGCAGTGGCTATTACTGTGCCGGATGTCGCGCACCTAGTAACAATTTGAGGAACAGTAGATATTCCCCAAAAAGTGGCTCCTGATGCCGACGTTGTGCCAATAGTCCTTCGAGTTACTGTCGTATCAAGCTGCGCGTCTGTAATCCTTGCGTAAATATGACGGGAATCTTGGGGGTCCGCGTTGTTGTTGCGGTTGCTGTTTAGATATTTCGTTGTTCCGTTTCCTAGCAATCCAGTCGTTTGGTTGTAATCTCCGCTCACAAACGGCCCGTTGTTTGTCGGAGCCGCCCCCACCAGCGGCACCAGCGCCCCGGTCAGGTCATCCGGTCCGGCGAGCAGGCAGCTTGCCTTGATCGCGCTCCAGATGCCGTCGGTCTTGCACCCCTTGATGAACGTATCAACCGCGACGCGATTGTCTGAGCTGATCGTGCTGCCCGCCGAAACGATGCGGGTGAAGTAGTCGGCGGCGTCGGGATCGACGCGCCTGCGACTCGCTGCCATGATGGGTGAGAGGGAGTTCATCAGATGAAATCGTAGGTGCCGCTTGAGATGTGTTTCAGGGCGAACGCGCCGTTCGTCGGGACGCTGGCGAGGTTCGCCGTGCCGTTGACGGTGCCGCCTGAAAACGCAAGGGCTTCCGTCGTGATGCGGTAGAACTGGAACTCCGCGCCCGCTGTGATGCCCGATGTCGGCAGCGTGATCGTCTGCGTGCTGCCGGTTTTGGTCAGTCGCATGTAGGTTCCGGCGTCGGTCTGCGCGAGCGTGAAGTCGGCGTTCTTCTCGACGATGTTGTTCGCGAGGATCGTGTTCGCCGCTGCCACCGTCGCTGCACCAAACAACTCCGCGCCGGTCGTGCCTGCGCCGAGCGCGATGCGGGTTGCTGCCTTCTCCGTGCCCCCGCCGAATGTCGCGCCCCCCGTCAACGTGCTGGCTCCGGTGACGGCGAGGGTGCCGCCCGCGTTTATGTTGCCCGCGATGCCGACCCCGCCAGATACGATGAGAGCGCCGGTCGTGGTGGTGGTGCTGGCGGTGGTTCCAGAAACAGAAAGGCAACCCGCGCTTGGACTCGTCGGTGTGCCGCTTGCAGCAATAGCCACTCCGCCGTTCGGGAAAATAGCAACTAACCCGGTGGCTCCGAAGAAATTTCCAAAAGAAATATAATTATTCGCACTTCCAGAACCTGCATAATAAAAAGCGATGGCAGCACGGTTATTGGTGGTAGCGGAAACTCCCAGTGGAATATAAGCTGTATTTCCAACGCTCAAATTCGGAGCGAGGCATTCAAATGTGTTAACAAAGCCGGGAGCCGCGCCTCCGTTGTAGTTGTTTGTCGCCCGAAAAACAGGAATAGTCGCGTTGCCGGAATTCCCTGTGATATTTATTAGACCGCTACCGCTCGGCGTTAGGTTGATGCTTTGGTTCGATCCACCCGCCGCAAACGTCAGCGCTTCTGTCCCGGTGATGCTGCCGTTCGTGGTGCCTGTCCCGCCGCTCGCCACCGCAATCGGCAGCGAAAGCCCCAGCGTCGTCCTCGCCGCTGCTGCCGTCGCCGCCCCAAACAGCGCCGCGCCGGTAGTCCCTGCGCCGAGGGCGATGCGGTGATCCGAGGCACTGGTGCCGCCGTAGGTAAAGGTCGCGCCAACCGAGGCCTGGTAATCCTCGAAAAAGAGAGTGCTAATCTGCGTCTCGTTGAAGATGGCTGTGCCCGCAAAATTTGCCCCGCCACTTCCATCCCGCAGAACCAGCGTGTTCGGGTTTGCCGCGCTGGTGGCGTCGGTGATACTGGCGCTGACGTGGGTGTGGCTCGTCGCGGCCTTCCCGGACAACGCGGAGGCCAGCGGGGTGTTGACCGTGGGCAGGTTCACCGTCGCCGCGTCCGTCAGTCCAGCGTAGGTGGTAGATCCACCTCCGCCTTCCGACAGGTCGTTGAGGATCGTCTGCAAGCCCAGCACGTCGGCAATGACGTGGGTGTGGGCCAGCGGGGCCTTGCCATCAAGCACGGCCTGCAACCCGGTCACGTTCGCGATCGAGTGGGTGTGAACCAGCGGGGCCTTGCCGTTGAGCGCGGCCTGCAAGCCGGTCACGTCGCTGATGACGTGGGTGTGCATGACCGCACCGCCGCCGCCGGGGACGAAGTCGTAGGTCGAGTTGGCCGGGTCGGTCGGGTTGTCCCGCACCGCGATCGGCTCGGGCTCCACGTAGACGTGGTCGTCTCCGGCCGGGTCGGTGGCGACGATGTCGAACCAATAGTCCCCGGTGGCAAGGCTGCGCGTGAAATCGCGCTCGTGGCGGATGGCCACGGTGCCAGACGCTGGCACCGGGAAGGTGACGTTGAGGTTCGCCACCAGCTTGTTGCCGACCCGCGTGCGGATCTGGCTGCGGATCGTCCACCCGGTGTGGTTCGTCGGCACGTTGCCCGGATCGCCGTCTTTGACGTAGGTGTCGAAGATCGTGAGATCAAAGGCCCAGGTGCGGTTGCGGACGATCTGGAGCATGGAAAGAAAAAGGGTTGCGGCGGCACGGGGAGGGCCGTGCCGCCGCAGGATGGGATTACGCCTCGGCGGTCCAGGTGCCTTGGAAGTTCACCACGTCCCAGGAGCCTTTGACGAGGCACACCAGTTCGACGGTGCCCGCCAGTGCCGTGGCAGAGATGTACTTGCCAGCAGCGGACTGGACGCCGGTGGACGGCAGGGCGACGGTCTCGGTGCCGTTCGGGTCGAGCCGAAGCGGCTGTGCGGCCTCGACGATCGCGGAGACCCGGAGACCCGGCTCGGCTTTCGGCAGAGCGAACACGGCAGCGGCAGCGGCACCGGCGTTGGACACGTAGACGTGGCGGAGGGCTTGCTCGCGGGTGATGGTGCCGCCGGTGGCGGACACGACGACCGGGGCGATCTGGTTGGACTGGAGCCTGGTGAGCCAGGCGAGGATCGTTTTCATGTTTTCGATGTGGTTGCGGTTTAACGGACGCCCCCGCAGGAGTGCGGAGGGATGCGAAGGCAGTAGAGCCGAAGGGGTGCGGTTTGCCAAGCAGAAAGCCACCCGCCCTTTCGGGTGGATGGCTCTGCGTGGACCGAGAGATGGCTGCCCCGTTATCCGGGCACCCGTCGTTCCGGCTGGAAATCAGGCATCGGCGTCTCTCACCACCTTCTTCTTGGCCGCCTTCTTCTTGGGCTTTGGCTCAGCCAAGATGTTCACCAACAGGCTCTTGTCCTCCGGGTCGAAGGCGGGCTCGTCGAGGTCGGACGGCGCGGTCGAGAAATGCGGCTCGGATTTCATCTCGTCGAGCAGCTCCTGATACTCGTCTACCACGAGCAGCAGCGGCTTCTCCGGCGCGGGCGGCTCCTCGAACACGAGGTCTTCCGTCGCGACGGTTACCGAGATCTCCTTGGCGGCTCCTTGAACCACGCAGGCCCGGACGCCACGGTTGACCACCTCGACCACCACGCCCGCTGCCAGGCCCATCTGTGCTGTCTTCAATGTCGCTTTCATTGTGCTGAAACTTCCGGGAGATCCCTAACCGGAACCGGGATGTCGGTCAACTTCCCCGTCTCCCGGTCCAGCCAGGACTCGCAAAGGACGACCCACCCTTCAGGGTAGTTCAAGACGACCCCGTAGTCGGGAGCGGTTCGGCCGCTGCGGCACCACCTCTGGCCCACGTAGACAAGATCCGGCTTGGCCGCCATATCCGCCGGGGGCTCAGGTGGCACGTTGCGGGCCAGGGTCTCGTTCTCGCGGCGAAGCCGGTCGTTCTCGGAGACCAGCTCATCCCAAGTCCGGTTGACCTCGTTGGCCATCCGCAGCCGTTCCAGCAGCCGCTCGAACTGGGGGCGGGCGTCGTCATCCGCCGGAACCGGTAGCAGCTCGGCGATCCCCCGCTCCATCATCAAGCGGCGATCAATTTCTCCATTGAGGTGCTCTCTCCATTTCTTCAGGTTGGACTCCAGCTCCCTCTCGCGCTCAATGGCGAGGGCAGCGGTTTCCATCAGGTCGGCAGTTTGGCGCAGGTGCGCGGCGTGGTCATCGGGGTTCATGGTGGGCACGATAATATGGACGTTAATTGCTTCGTCAATGGCGAAGATAACTGGGGGTTCCTTGATGCCCCCTATGGGGGGTTCCTTGATGCCCCCTATGGGGGTCGCCAGCTTCTCCGCCTATCTGTGGCGCGGATTCGATGGTCGCCAGCCTCTCCGCCTATCTGTAGCGCGGATTCGGGGGTTTGGCGGCTAGGGGCGAAAATGGTCTCAGTCTATCCCCACCGCTATCGGTCTCGGTCTCGCTGGCCAATCGCCTCGCCAAGCCCCGGCACCCCCTCGCCCCCCACTCCCGGGGGACCCTTGCACCCCCCATGCCCCCCGCCCCCACCCTCCCAGCCCTGGAAACCCCCGGCCGCCAGCCTCCCGAACTCGGGAAACCATGCCCGCGTGCCCGGCCGGAGCCGATGGACACACCGAAACGCGGAATTGCCGAGCCGGTGAGCCCGCGCCCCCACCCTCCCGACCCGGCCGGAGCCGGTGAGCCGGTGAGCCCGCGCCATGGAAACCGGCCGACGCTCGAAAGCCGCTACCCTCACACTTCGTCATCCCCGACCAGCTCGACAAGCGGAGCCGGTGAACGTTTGGCAAACACGCCACCAACCGAGCTACCGGAGCCGATGACCCGCGCCCCATCCGGACCAGATGCCCCGGCCGTTTCCTCCGCCCTTAGTCGCAGCTTCGCCCGGCCGCTGGCCAGCGTCTTTTCCCGAGTCTCCGCAACGCTTTGCAGCGACTCGATGCCCGCCATTTTGGACCAGTGGGATTGCAGCTTGAGAAGGTGAATTTCCCCGGCTTTCCGGCTTCCATGCAGCCCGATAAATGACTGGACCAAGGACAGCACCGCTTCCGCCGCTCCCGCATCACTTTGCGATTTTGCGCACGCGTCCGCGATGCTCAAAAGCCGTTTTTCGAGGATAGGAAGTCGTTCTAATTCAACGATTTGCGCGTCAATACATGACCTGATTTTCATGCAATCGGATTCATGTTTGGCCAGCGTTTCCGCGTTTAACCGCATTTCTAGCCCGAAATCCGACGAACTGGCCGACATTTTTTCCGCCTCCGCCTCCCACGCTGGCAACCATCGCCGGATGGACTGGACATGACAGCCCGCCATTTCCGCCAGAGTCTCCACCCGAAGCACCCGCCGACCATCGCCACCGCCGAAAAGGAACAACCGCCGAGCTTCTCGGACTTCCGGGCTCCCGCCCTTGCTTGAGATCAAATCTTGCGCCGACATCGCCCGCACCATGCCACCCGCCGCCGCCGCTGGCAAGCGCCCAGGACGAGCACCACGCGACCAGGTGCACCACGCCCGCCCGCCGACCACGCCCCTGCCGATCTTCGCCAGAATCGAATATCCCGAAACCGCCGTTTTTATCCGCTGGCAGACGATGGAAGATAGAGCCAGAAGATTAGACCAGCCACAACCCGCTGAAAATGAACCACTTGCACCATTTCCTGAAGTTGAGTCATTCTTAATGCCACCAGTTAGTGCCAGGCTTTCCCCTATCTCAAAACATTGAAATTTCAACGACTTACGACTTTCCAACCTCCAATTTCATATCTACTGGCACAATCTCCCCCATTTGCGACTAATACACATAGGGGAAAAATAATCCGCCCCCTGAATTTTTTCTACCCCCCCGCCGGAGTTTTCCCAAAACCGGGCACGACGTGCCAGATATACCAACCGAATTCACAACCCCCTCATTTCCAACGCTTTACACGCTGGCATTACAACTGGCGCACAACTGGCACACAACTCCCCGCCCTCCGCCGCCCCGTCACAAGTGACTCATTTCCAGGCATTTACAAATGGTGCAATCTGCTGGCCCTAACTTCCATTCGATTCCAACGAATAAAACCTCCCATGCGCTGAAATCGAAGAACCTCGTAACCCATTGAAAACCAAGTATGACACAAACAAATCATTTCCCACCCTCAAATTTACTTGCGTTTATCCGCTGAAATTGCATCTTTCGCCCATGTCCAACGCATACCCCACCGCCGCCCCAGAGCCCGACACCATCGCAACCGGAATTGCCAACCTTGACATGCACCCATTCGACACCGTGGACGAGCGGGACCTAATGGACGCCGCCCCGCCCAAACCCTCTGAAATGGGAACTTCCGGACTTCTCCAATGGATCGCAGCCGGAGAAGCCCGCTTGACCGATTCCAAGCGCCCCGGCATCCGGGCCGCGAAAACCGCCCGCGCCTCCGCCGCCCGCATCATGACCGCCGCCCTTTGGGCCGGAGCCGCCACGCTTGCCGCCCTTGCGTGGACCGGAGCCGCCGCCGCCTCCGCCCGATGGACGGACGAGGCAACCGCCAAGGCCGCCGGGTATATCCTCCATGACGAGAGTTGCACCGTTGGAGACATCCACCACGCCCCCCGCGAGCTACACGACGCCGTTTGGAGCAAGTGGACCGCACGCCTAACCGCCAGCGCTCGCAACTACACCACACGCGACCGCAACCCGGCCGCCAGCGCCCGCGTGCTCGACTTCGCCCGCGGCCACACCGACACCGTGGACGAGCGGGACCTAATGGACGCCAGCCCCGCCGCCATCCGGGCCGCGGTCGACTCCGGCCGCCTCGACTAATCCCCAACCACCCGCGGCCGGGTTCAATCCCCGGCCGCCCCACTTTCCAACCACCGCACACCATGACCAAAAAAGCCGCCATCCGCCACGCCCGCCTCACCGTGTCCGCCCTCCACCCATGCGGGGGAGGATGGACATTTTACACGCTCGACACCGACCGCCGAGCATGGCGCGAGACCAACCCGCGCCCCTACTATGACGCCGCGGCCGCACGCCGTGCCGCCCTCATCACGGCCGCCCGCGCCGCCCTTGACCTCCCCGAGATTGACCCCGCCACGATGGACGGCGGCCGCTGGACCGACGCCCTCAGCTAATCCCCACCACGCCAACCCATGAAACGCCCAACCCGCTACTTCACACCCGCCGAGCTTGTAGACCGAGCCCGCGCCCGCCGCAATCTCGCCGCCGCCCAGCTTCTCGCCATGGCCGCCGCCATCGCCGCCGGAGCAGCTCTAATCATCGAATACGCCCACCCATGAAAACCCGCGCCCCTTGGAACGTCCGCCCCGGCGACACGATCCTTGTTTACACCTTCCCGGACCAGCCGGAGCCCCGCCCCGCGACCGTCACCCGAGTCAGCAAAGGCCGCGGCACCTTCACAGGTGCCACCGTATGGAGGCACCACTACCGCGACCCGATGACCGGAACCGAAACTTGGATCTTGTCCCACGGACTCCGCCGCTCCCATCACCCCCGGATTGCCAATTGGCCCGCCGAAACAATCCCCGTCCCATGAAACGCCAGCCCATCACATACCGCCCCGCGTGGACGCACCACCCACGCGGGGGGAAAATTACCGGTTTCGCCGGACCCATCCGCCCAGGACTTTACAGCCCCGAGCGCGGACTTGCCGCCACCGAAGCCGCCGCCCGCGCCGGTGATTTTTTCACCTCCGCTCCCGCCTCCCAAGTATACCCACAAACCACCGACACCCCGACCCCATGACCAAGACCGAAGAAATCCAGGCATGGCAGGCTTTCGCGGCCGCCATGCCCGCCGCCTCCACCTACTCCGGAAAGTGGATTGCCGAACAAATCCATTTCATCTCCGCCGACATCAGGAGCGACATGCCCCCAGGTTACGCCGCCGCGAGCATGGCCGACGCTCGCGATGCACTCGCAGCCGTCCGAGAGGAAGCCGCCGCAATCCACACCCGCGCCAAGGCCGAGGCGGAGCACACGCTAACCCGCGCCCGCAACGAGGCGGAGGAGATCAAAAGCAAAGCCCGCGCCCAAGCCGAGCGCACCCTTGCCGGACCCCTTTACGCCCTTCGCCAAGCCGTCCGAGTTCTTGAAGCATAATCACCAACCAACCAACCAACCAACCCCAGAAACACCGACACTATGAACAACACCGACCACAGCACCGAAGCCCGCGCCATCATCGACTCCGCCGCCGCCGCCCTTGGATGGACGACCAGCGCCCGAGACGACAACCCGCCCCGCACCCTCCCCGCGACCGTCACCGACCCGACCACCGGCCGCGCCCTTTATGTCCGCCGCGCCACCTACCCCGCCAGCGCGGCCGGGCGAATCGTCATCTCCCCGGAGTGGCCGCGGGACTCCGCCAACCGTAGCCACATCCCGCGGACCGTGCCGACCCCGGCGACCGTCGCACCCACGACAACCGCGGCCGCCCTTGCCCGCCGCCTCCGCCGTTACATGGACGAAACCCAGGACGCCCACGCCGAGGCTGCCGCCCACGCCGCCCAGCATAGCGACCACGCCACCAGGACCGCCGCAACCGCCGCCGCCCTCATCGCCGCTGGATGGCACCCAGGCAACCGTTACAACGACAACCCGCAACCACCCAACCCGACCCCGACCACCTACGCAACCGCCGACAGCGTGACCGGCGACACCGTCCGCTTGACCCTTGCCGGACTATCCGCCGCCCAAGCAGTCGCAGCCCTTGCCGCCATCGCCGCCCACTAGACCCACAACCCGCGGCCGGAGGTTCAACCCCTCCGGCCGCCCATCCCATCCCATCCGATCCCATGAGCACCATGCACCGCCACGCCGCCCGATGGGGCCGCTTTGCCCCCGTCACAAACCCAATCCGGGAAGCTAACCGCACCGCCGCCGCCGCCCTCGATCGATACGCCGCCGCCATGAGAGACCGCGCCGCCGCCATTGAAAAGCTAGACCCCGCCGCCGCCGTGAACCTCAGGAACCGAGCTAACGACGCCACGTCCGCCGCCCGCAACATCCGCGCCGAACTCCCAGAAATCCCATGAACTACCACTTGACCCCACGCAGCGCGAACGCCAAGACCGGACCAATCCCGGTTTCCACCACGTCCGCCCGCACATGCCCGCCCGCATGCCCGTTCAACAAACCGGGGGGCGGATGCTATGCAAGCAGCGGACCCTTAGCGATTCATTGGCGAGCCGTCACCGACGGCACCCGCGGCCGGGACCTCCCCGGATTTCTCGCCGACCTTGACCGCACGCTCGCCGCCGCCCCACCCCGCCAACTCTGGCGGCATAATCAAGCCGGAGACCTTCCCGGCCAGGGAAACCGGATTGCCCCCGCCGCCCTCCGCCAGATCACAGAGACCAACGCCCGCCACAACGCCCGAGGCTGGACGTACACGCACAAACCCATGACGACCGCGACCAACCGCCGCGCCGTCGCAGACGCCAACGCGGCCGGTTTCACTGTCAACCTGTCAGGCAACAGCCTAGCCCACGCCGACCAGCTCGCCGCCCTTGAAATTGGCCCGGTTGTCGCAGTCATCCCGGCCGGATTCAAAGGCCGCCGCACCAAGACCCCCAGCGGCCGCCCGGTTCTCATTTGCCCCGCGCAGACTGGACCCGCGACATGCGCAACTTGCGGACTATGCGCCAGCCGTGACCCCCGCCGCCCCATAATCGGATTTCTGGCCCACGGCACCGGAGCCCGCGCCGTTTCCGCCATCGCCGCCGCACCATGACCACGCCCGACCCCACCGCCGCCGCCAATGCCGACGCCGCCGCCATCCGGGCCGCCGCCATCGCCGACGCCGACGCCATCCGACGAGCAGCACGCGACCAAGCCGCGGCGATCCTTAAAGCCCCGGCCGACGCCCTCCGCAAAGCCCTTGCGACGCTCGACAAGTAGACCACCAACCCGCCCGGCCGGAGCCCTCCGGCCGGGCACCCTTTGCCCCTATGACCTACCCCGACCCAATCCCGACCACGCCCGCGCCCTTCCTTTCCGACATCCTCCGCCGCGGGCTCGCGATGGACCCACGCCGCACCGCCCAGGACGCCGCCGCCCATCTCACCCACACCCGCCGCTTGATGTCCCCCGCCTCCGCCCTTGCTAGAGCATGGCGGACCAGGAACGAGCAAAGCGGATTCACCGCCGCAACCCGCGCCCCCCGCCCGTAACCACCAACCCGCCCGGCCGGACCTCCACCGGCCGGGCACCCTTTGACCCCATGAGCCCCACCGATTGCCACCCATTCAAGGCCCACGAAGCCGCCACCATGCACGCCGCCGCCATCCGAGCCCAAGACCACGCCCGCGCCGATTTTTTCGCCGCCGTCATCCGATCCCACCGCGCCGGGAGCCCCTACAAACCCGGCGACCGACTAAGCGCGGCCGGAGGCAAGACCCGCGCCCCGCGCCCGTAACCACCCGCCCCGCCCGGCCGGAGCCCTCCGGCCGGGCACCCTTTGACCCATGCAACCGCGACCGCCCGCCGACCACGCCGCCCAGGACCGGCCGACCACGCCGCCCAGGACCGCCCGCCGACCACGCCCCGCCGCCCTGACCCTGTTCCTGTAGCCGACCCCGCAACCCCAAACACTGAAGACCATGAACCTCGACATCGTAAGCACCTCAGTCCCCGCGCCGGTCTCGCCGCGCCCGCCGAAACCCTACGGATACGCCGTGAAAACCCCGATCGGATACGTCGCCAACCAAGGCCGCGAGTGGTGGCACGAATCCGAACCCGTCGGATGGGCGCTTTTCGGCACCCGCGAAAATGCCGAAAGCATCGCACGCCACCACAACGGCGGGGAGGTTGTCGAAATCTTCAAACCCGCCAAACCATGACCCCGCCCGCAATTTCCTGATCCCGATACTGTAGCCAACCCCGTAATCCCAAACACGCAACACCATGAACCACGACCCGAAAACCACCCCGGACCCCGCGCCGGTCTCGCCGAACCAACTCACCCCGGAATCGCAGGAAGCACTCCGGCTCGCCCTCGTCAACGCGAATCCCGGACAGCTTGTGAAATGGCGGCCGGTCTTCACCGAAACCAAAACCCCAACCCCCGGCAAACCATGAAAACCCGTGACAAACTACTAGCAGAGATTGACGCCGCCATTCTCGCCGCACCACCGGAGAACCGGGACGCTTTGGAGGAGCGCAACCGCAAGATCCGAAAATCCAAAAACCCGAACGGCATCGCCCGCGAAGCAGAGGATTACCGGTCTAAAGACAATCGGGCGAAGCTTGTCGCGATCCACTTGAAAGGACATCACGACAAAATCACCATCACCGCGGGACCGGTCTCTTACACCGTCTGGAACACCCGGGAGAACCTTGAACTCTTCCGCGCCCGTGTCGCCCGGAGCTTCCCTAAAACTACCCGATGAACCCGCTCGACACTCTGCTCGCCGTGCTGCTGCTCGCGGTCGGCGTCCTGCTGGTCGCCTCCGCAGTCCTGCCGGATGACCCAGACCAGTAAACTGCTGCCACGCCCCGAACTCCCTGATCCCAGAATCCCAGACCTAAACGCCGGTCTCACCGGCACCCAACACCATGAAAAACGAAGCACTCGAATTTGCCGCCTACCTCGAAACCCAGCTCGTCCCGGATTTCAGGGAAGCCGGAATGACCCCCACCGCTAACGACTTCGCCACTGCCGCCCGGTTCATCCGCGGTCTCGCCGCCTTGGCCCCGTTCACCGGCAACGTCGCGCCCCCGGTCTCGCCGGACCTGATCGACGACCGGCGGCCGGTCTGGTCTTTCGACGTGGACGGGCAGCACGTCCGCTGGTGCGGCACCCTCGATCAGTGGCACAAGGACCGTCTCGCCTACGTGGACAAGTCCGAAGGCACATGGGAAGCCCACGGGCCGCACATGTGGCGATTCGTCGAACCGGTCGGACCCCGGCGGGCGAAGCGGACCTTCACCATCCTCCGCGCCACCAAGAACAAGTGACCCCGCCATGAACCCGCTGACCATCTACACCGACGCCGGACGCAAGGCCGGTCTCGCCGCCCGCCGGAAAGACATGGGCCTGCTCCGCCACTGGAACGACTGGCTTTCCCGTGCCTTGGCACTGGAGAACCCCGACCGGCGCAAGACCTGCCGCGAGACCTACAACGACGGATACCGGGAGGAGGCGGCACCACGATGAAAACATCCGTCTGCATCGTCCTCGCGTGGGTCGCCGCCCAGGTGATCGTCCTGATCGCTTTCCGCGTCCTCCAGCGATCCAACTCCGACCGATTCGACCCGTGAACGAACCACGTCCCAGGCGCAAAGTCGTCGCCATCGAATACGAGATGCCCGACGGCAGCACGTTCATCCTCGCCGCCCCGTCGCCTGCCGCCCTCCGCCGGGCGGCCAAGGCGGCGAGGCTGCCGGAACCGGACGGGAACAACATCGTGGAAGCGACAATCATCCAGCGGATTTCCCGATTGACAGAACCGCAGAATTAAAGAAATCTGAATTTATGCACCGCACTGTAGCCACCCTCGCAATCGCGGCCGGGCTCGCCCTCGCACTGGCAGGGGGAATCCTCTTCACATCCGGTCACGGTCTCGCCGCGGCATGGTGCATCTCCGCATCCATCGCCCTGGGTCTCAGGGCATACCGCGAACCCGCATGAGAATCACCGAAGCAAAACTTACCGCCATCGCCACCTGCCGCACCTGTTCCGGGGAGATCGTCCTTGAAGGCACCGGCGACACCATCGAGGAAGCCGAGAAGGCCCTCCACGAGGACATGGAAGACAAGGACTGGACCGACGACACCTGCTGGCAGTGTAACGAAAAGCGGTTCCTCGACACCGCCGACAAAGCCGACCACGACAACAAGATCCAACGCGAACTAGACCCATGATCCAGATCCCTAAAATCACCAAACCGGACAGCGGCATGTTCTTCCGCTACCCGTCGTGGCACGTCTTCCACTACGAAGACGGCAAGACCCGGATGCGGTCTCTCGGCACACCCGAGATCGAGAAAGCCCGCACGCTCCGCGACGAGCACTTCGCCACGCTCCGCGCCCAAGGTGCCACCGAGCGCAACGAGAAGCGCGGTCGCCCGGTCACTAAAAACGGCATCTACGTGACCTACAGCGTCCGCGCTGCCGGTCACAAGACCCGCTACGTCAAGAGCCTCGAAGAAGCCGAAGCCATCCGCGACTGGATGCTCGCCAACCCCGCAACACCATGAACACCATCCCGACCATCCAACTGTCCCCTGACACCGGGACGATCATCAACGCCCTCGACCTCGCCGCGTGGCTCCGCCGCAACTCGCGAAGCTGGACGCAGATCGAGAGCATCGCGCAGCACCGCAAAATGACCCGCATGGAGACCCTGGAGCTGCTGGCTCTCACCCTCGGTCTCCAGCTCGAACAGGACCGCATGGACGCGGTCGAACGGGAGCGGCGGACTATCCAGCACATCATCGTCATCGACCCGACCGCACCGCTCGGCCCGGAGAACCCCAGCATCCGCACACCATGACAACCCAGCAACAGACCATCGCCACCTGCCTCCGCATGAACGCGGCGACCGGCCACACCGAAGGCATCCGCGATAACGCCACCGAGCAGCTCGAAAGTTTCCTCGCCGGTCTCGCCCGCAGGAACCGCAAGGACCGGCCGAGCCCGTTCTCGCGGTTCGTAGGCAGGCTGGAGAACGCATCTATGGAGGCACGCGAAAAACAATCATGAATACACCAACCAACTCCGAGGCGTTGCCTCTCACTAATTGTTCGGCTATTGTTTCGGACGACACTCGACGGATCAACAACGAGGTTCGCGCCGAAAACGGAGAGGCCGAGAAGCGACTTCGCGCTGTGTGCCAATCCGAGCAATGCTCCAGAACCTCTGCCATCGCGGAATATGGCGACCCGCGAGAATGGGACGAACCTGAAAAGTGCATCGTGTGTGGGGGTGATGAGCCATGCTCTCACGATTTTGACGCTATTGGTTGGCCGAACCACTGATTCAACCGCGCACGCGGTTTTATTACGCCAACAATTCAAGATTTCTTGATTGACCTCCAACCCAGCGAACCCCAGATTCCCCGAACCAAAATGCCCCAGACCAAGACCATCGACCAACGGCTCCGCGAAGCCATTCAGAAGGACGGCAGGAAACTCGCCGTCATCGCCAAGGCCGCCGACACCGCGTATATGGCATTGTGGAGCTGGTACACCGGTCGGCAGGCGAAATACGACTTCGTCCAGGCCGAGAAAGTCCACCGCGCACTTACCGGAAAAGGCTTCGGGGAATGAAACGAATCCTTGTTGCCTGCGAATACTCGGGCCGGGTCCGGGACGCTTTCCGAAAGCTCGGACACGATGCGTGGAGCTGTGACCTGCTCCCCGCCGAGACCCCGTCGCCCTACCACCACCAGTGCGACCTGCGGGAAGTCATCGACCAAGGGTGGGACATGCTGATTGCCTTCCCGGACTGCACCTTCGTCTGCGGCTCCGGCATCCACTGGAACGACCGCGGCCGGGGATGGGAGCGCACCGAAGCCGCCGTCGAGTTTTTCAGAATGCTCTGGGAACAGCCGATCCCCTACATCGCGCTGGAGAATCCGATTGGCATCCTGTCGAAACGAATCTGCAAACCCACTCAGATCATCCAGCCCCACCAGTTCGGCGACGACGCCAGCAAGGCGACTTGCCTCTGGCTGAAAAACCTACCCTCTCTCTCTCCCACCAAGCACATCGCCCCTCGCCTTGTCGGGGGCAAGAAGCGGTGGTCTAACCAGACCGACAGCGGGCAGAACCGTCTCGGACCTTCCGACGACCGCTGGAAAGAGCGGTCACGAACCTACCAAGGAATCGCCGACGCGATGGCCGATCAATGGGACCTCCACATCTCCGTCTAAATGAACCCGCCCCCAGGATGGAAGAAAGTCAGCTTTGCTGGCGACTGCTTCGGCGGTGACGAGAACGAGCTTGGCGACATCTGCTCGATCTGCGGCCTTGACTACTGCGAGGAGTGCGAGTGCCCAGGCCCGACGCAGGACGACGAATACGAGTATCAGGAATTTGACGGCGAACTCTACGCCAAACCCACCGAATGACCTCCTTCACCTACTACGGCGGAACCAGCGTCCGCGACGGTGCCGTGCGCCCACTCAAGGCGGGCACCTTCGAGGAACTGGTTCGCAAATACTTCGACGTGCCGGTGCCGATCGGCCTCGACCGCGCCGAGTTCCTCGCTCTCCCGAAGGTCGAGCGCGACCGGATCAAGGACGTGCCCTACGTCACGCCCTGCACCTTCAAGCCGGGGGAGACCAAGCGGTGCGACGCCAACGCCGACAAGCTGGTGCTCGCCTGCCTCGACCTCGACCCGCCGGACCTCGACTTCGACGAGACCGACTACGTCTCCGACTTCTACGGGTCGCCGGAGTCCATCGGCGAGGCCCTCGCCCCGCTCAACTTCCTCGCCTACGCCACCGCGAACCACACCCCGGATCGCCCCCGGATGCGGATCGTCGTCCCGGTGCTGCCCTGCGACCCGATCCACCGGCGCAAGATCGTCCGCCACCTGGCCGACCGGCTCGGCTTGCCGCACGACTTCTCGGGCTCCCGCGAGTCCCAGGTCACTTCCCAGCCCGCCTACCGCCCGGTCATCTTCAAGGACGAGGACAACTCATCCCCCCGCCTGCTCGCCTGCCGCACCAACGGCATCGACCTCGACCCGGCGGCCTTGCCCGAGATCGAGGACAAGCCCGGCAGCCGGACCTACTCGGCGGGCGGCGGCGATGACCTCGGCCTCGACAACCTTCCCGCCTACGGGCTCACCGTGGACGAGATCCGCGAGGCCCTCTACGCCATCGACCCGGACTGCGGCTACAAGCAGTGGACCGAGATCGCCTCCGCCCTGCGCCACCAGTTCCGCAAGGAGGACGAGGCCCGCCAAGCCTACAACCTCT